TTAGTGGGATTGTAGTTTTTTTCTGAGTACCCCCATATCTTCACCAACTTTCAAATCTAAAATCCTTGCATAGTGTTGTGTGGTCTTGATATTAGTGTGGCCGAGCATTTTAGAAACGCTTTCAATTGGCACACCATTTAATAAGGTGACTGTAGTTGCGAAAGTGTGCCTGGCTATATGAAAAGTCAGATCTTTATTTACATTACACAAGTCTGCTATCTCTTTTAGGTAGGCATTCATTTTTTGGTTGCTTAATATGGGTAGTAGCTTATCCTCAACTTCACATTGTGGATGATCCCGATATTTTTCAATTACACTCAGTGCATAAGGCATTAGTGGGATACGTGAGGGTGTGTCAGTTTTTTGGCGACTTGTAAAGATCCATTGCTCACCATCGTGGCCCTTGACAATTTCAGAGCGCCTAAGTTTTTGCACGTCGATATAAGCCAATCCAGTATAACAACTGAATAAAAATATATCCCTGACCTGCTCAAGACGCGCACTAACGAAAGATTTCGAAGCCATAATTTCCAACTCTTCCTTTGACAGGAATGGCCGATCAACTTTTTTAATTTTGATTTTGTAGTTAAGAAAGGGGTTGACGGAAATCCAGCCACTTGCTAAACAGATGCGAACAATCTTACCAAAGTTCTTGATATATTTTAAAGCTGAATTGTTATTGCATTTACGAACCGAACGGAGGTAGAATTCGAATTCACTGATAAACCTGTGATCAATCTGCTTGACTCGGATATCGCTGATTTTGTATTTCCATTGCATAAATTCCTGCGTGTGCTTCAGCGTTGTTTCATACCGGGTAACGGTAGCAGGAGCAAATTCCTCATTCACCAAGGCGGCTACCTTGCGGTTATGTTCCTTAAATACATCAACCAGCATAACGGGCTTTTCTGTTTTACCCAAGAACCGATTTTTAATTTTTTCCGCAGTAAGATCTTCGCCACAATCCTTCAAGTAGCGGATCGTATCATTAATCTTTAGTTCGAGATCATTAAGGGCCGAGTTCAATTTGTAAACCGCCTCTGTTTTGCCCTTAGCTCTTTCTTCACCGGGACTCCATAGCTTTGCCGGAATTTTTTGACCGGTCGCCAATTCGGCGCGTTGTCCATCGCAGGTGATCCGTACATAAACCGGAACTTTTTCTTCTTTTGAATTTGCTCTCTTTTTCAGATAAAAGAGAACAGCCACATTTTTGATCATAAAAAGCTGTTAAAAAGTTAAACAAATTTACCTTTACAGCATAATTCTCACAAGATGTTCACTCGCTGAACATCTTGAATTTCAATTAGTTACAAGCATTCTGGTGAGCGCTTTTCTTAAAATTCGGTGCTCACCAGAATGCTCACCAAAATGGCCGTTCAACGGTGAGTAAATGAAACCAAAATGCAACAAAAAACCCCTCAAACGTAGCGTTTGAAGGGTTTTAGTGGTGTTTGATACCGTTTTCGTGGAGCCGGAGGGATTAATTTGCTAATTTTATTAGCATTGACTGTCAATTACTTATGACGTATACTAAAATTTGGTGTAAACAGGGTTAGCTAAGTTTGGATAATTTCTTTTCCAAAGCCTCAATTTGCTTACCCTGTTGGCCGATTACTTTGAATAGATGATTGGTGTTGGCTTCCATGATTTTGATATGTTTTTTAAGCACATTTAACTCTTCATTTAATGAATTCAGGTCTGTGATCAGAGTTGCCTTCGCCGGGTTCTTATCTTGGGGTTTGCCGTGCCCAGATGTAAACCAATCCTGGTTAAGACCATATTCTTTTACAAGTTTGGCTATAAATTCATGTTTGATCGGCGTTCTTCCGCTCTCTAAATAAGATAGGGCACTCTGTGCTATTTCAAGCTTTTTGGCAGCCTCATTTTGGCTTTTATCAATATATTGCTGTCTGAAGATTTGCAAACGGTTTGCAAGCATTTTATCGTGTACCTGCTGTGGCACTATCGTTTTAGTGGTTGTCATTTCTTTGTCGGTAAATAGGTGAAGGTTAGCCAAACACGATCCAAGGGTTTAGTGTGCTTGAATTCGTTCACGAAATAAATATTGTTATATACGGTATGATCGAAAATAGTTATCAGGTGATCCACTTGTGCCTCTAATCTGTCTAAGGGAATGATCTCGTATAGATTAAAAGCATATCTTCCAATGATAGGATCTTGATTATATCCATATGAGTTAACACTATAATATATTCGATCTGGAACATTAAGGCCAAATCCGCCGCCCGGGTGGAAACCATTTACCGGCCAGATATCGCTGCCATAAAGATAGCTGTTGTGCAAAATCCGAAGTCCAGTATCCATTACTTCCATGGCTATCTCGCGCATTAATTGCTTTTGCTCTGGGGTTTCTTTTTCGCGTGATGGCATGGTTAAAAGTCGTCTTTTGATTTTCCAGTATCAGATTTGGTGATCATAGCTGATTTCAAGCTCTGTATTAAAGCAGATGATTTATCATCCATATTTAAGATTATTTTCTTTGCTGCCCCTAACTTAATTCCTTTATCTTTATTATATATATCTACATAATAATTGAACATTATCGCCCCATCAGAAATAGATGTAGGGGAACTTTCTTCTACAGACTTAGGAATTATTTCATATTTGTAACGTCCATCTTTAACAAAAACTGAAATAGTGTAATTTGTGAAAAAAGTATATCTGGTAAGCATAAAGGAATATCTTCCCTCGGAAACTCCTTTCCCTATTATTTTGCCTGATGCTTTATCATCCATATCAATAACCTTTCGAGCAGAGTTATATGTTTTCGCAAACCATTCTTTTGCTCTCGAATAAAGTTCATCTTTTGATGTGCTATCAACTTTCACTACAGCTGTATATGTTACTTCGTTCGTTGAGCTATCTATCGGTAGAATGATTTTATCCCCTTTTTGGGCAATTGATAAAAGAGGCATTATCAAACTAATGATGAGTGTTAATATTGATTTTCTCATTTTGTGATTTTGGTTTTAGATTATTTATCTACTTTTTGAACTACATTAAAAATTTGTTCGACATCGTCAAGGTGCAATACCTCATCTGGATATGTTTTTTTATCTGGGTTTAATGAATGTATGGTTATCGTACATAACTCCACGTTGTGATCAATAATCTGCTTTATCAAAATGCCTTCAGTTTTGTGAACAATGATCCATGCATCATGATTGTTGATGTGTAATTTGTATTTCCAGTGGTGTTTAGCTAATTCCCGGCCAACAACTGTTACCCCATCAAATATGCTTTTCCTGAAATGCTCTGGTTCAAGAGATGTCATGCTATCTCCAACCACCTCAAATGCCAGGTATGTGCCCCGGTGCTGTTTGAATACATCTATTGAGATATAATTTAAGCCATCATAAAATTCAGGATCCTGAAACCCCCTGAGATATCCTGCGAATGCTTTGTGCGGTATAACAGGTACACGCATCCTTAATGTACCATCAGGAAGTTCCTCAAATCTGCTGCCATCATTATCATAGTCATTAGGATCTGCTGAAATATGTAGGACCTTAGCTTCCAACCTGGGATTTGATTTTGTTTCAATTTTGAAGAATTTGTTAATTGAAGTAAGGACATCCACCTTGCTTATAGGCGCTCCTGAGGCTTCCAATCGGCCAATTGTACCTTTTGGTATGCCAGTTTGATCTGCTAATTCTTGCTGAGAAATACCTTTTTCGATCCGTAATCGTCTTAATTCAGTTCCGTTCACTGTGTTTTGATTCAAAAATGAAAAATAATTTCACTGATTATCAATGCTTTATGATTTTGCTTCAATGATGATTCAAAAATGATTTGCTTTGATTCAGAAATGAACTACATTTGTATTGTTCAATAACAACAAAGATAAACATTAACAATCAACGCAGAAATAGCAAATAAGTACTACCATGAACCCACTACCTAAAAATTACGATGTACCTGCCATTAACCTCCCCCTGGGCATATTGACAAAAAGGGAGATCGAAATAGTGAAGATGGCGATCCTGCCGGATAAGCAGATCGCTTGGGATCTTGATATCAGCTATTACACTGTTCTGGCTCACCTTAAGAGCATCAGGAACAAGACAGGTATTCAGGATGGTAGGCAATTGGTATACTTCGGGATGAAAAAAGGACTAATCAATTAATAATTATGGAAGTAGTAAAACCACAAAAAGGTACTACCTGGACCGGAATACTTACAGGTATGTCAGTGGGACAGGAGCTGCCGGCTTCGATAGAAGACCGAAACACAGTGGCGCCACTGATCAGCAGACAATTAAAATACTCTCACCCGGGTATGAAATGGAAAACTGCAAAATCGGGTGAAGATACCTTAACTATCATACGAGTAGCATAATGAAAACCATAACTAAAGAACTTCAGCGCACCAACATGAGTCTATTGTCATTGTTCTGTGCAGCAAACTTAGATCCTAAAAGGATTCAGATTGCAGATCTTGACCTTTCAGAATGCTTTTTAACGCTTTATCTGGAAGATGCTCAGGATATCAAAGCTACACTTGATGAAACACTCATGTTCAAGTTGCCGGTGTCAAAATTCGCTGAGATCATTAGCGCTGAAGGGTTCAATAGTTACGAAGGTACCAGGTTCAGCGAAAGCGGCAGGGCATACACAGATAGGATTGTGATTGCTGAGTCTATACAATGGTTCAAACAAGATGCCACTCCTGAAGAGCAGCAACGGGTGCTGGAATCAGTTAAGGCAATCATTTTAAAATCATCAACCAGGTTATAGTTATGGAAGGGGTATCACTGGTAGAAACCAAAACATTGCAGGCCCTGATAGCTGAGGTTCAGGATATGCGCCAAGTGGTGATATCCACCATATCAGAACTTAAAGAGGCCAAAAAACCTTACCTGTCTGCTCAGGAGGTGATGGAGTTAACCGGATTCAGCATTGACTGGGTTAATGACCATAAACAAGATATAGGCTATTCTAATATTGGCCGAACCATCCGCTTCAAACGCAAAGATGTGGAGGCTTACATGGATCAAAACTACTTTAAAACCAAATCACCAAGGAGGAAATCATTATGATCATTACTCACGAAACCACTATCGAAGAATACGAAGCATGGTTGGCAACGAATCCTGATTTCAGCGTATTCAAAGTTGCTGTACGGTCAACATTCAGGGCCATATATAAATCAATAGCTACTGTAAAAAGGTTGGTTAAGAAACGAAAAAGATCATGCCTGGTGTATAAAGTAGGTACTCAAACTGTCTATCCACTGAGTTACAATAAAAACTCGCCTCTGAAATCATCTGACTTCGTTGACTGGATGCAATATGTATCCGAAGAGCTCAGGACAACAACTAACAAGATCCGGAAGTTGCGACTGTTTGAATTTCTCAACAACGAACCATGGGCAAACAAGCTGTATGAGCAGAGACTCCGGAGGATTGAGCATCTGGAAGACGAGATCGCCATGGAAAGCCTAAAGTTAGAAGTAAAAGAATTATTAAGTAAATAAAAAACTCCAATAAAGTATGAAAACCGAATTAGCAACTATCAAATCAATGCCAGTATCTGATATCATGACAATGGCAAAAACTTTTGCAGAAAGCGGCATGTTCACCGATGCCAAGCAAATGGGGCAGGCGTTCGTTAAGATACAGGCTGGTCAGGAAATTGGTATACCTCCCTTTGCTGCAATGAGTGGTATACACATCATTCAAGGTAAGCCAACTATAGGAGCCGGATTAATTGCTTCTACTGTGAAAGGATCTGGTAAATATGATTACAAGGTGATCCAGCTTGACGACAAAGCATGCTCTCTTGATTTCTATCAAGGTAAAGATAAAATAGGCAATAGCACTTTTACCATTGCCGATGCTAAAGCAGCTCAAACCAAAAACCTTGATAAGTTCCCTAAAAACATGCTGTTTGCCCGCGCAATAAGCAACGGTGTTAAATGGTATTGCCCAGATGTGTTTTCAGGGCCAGTATATACCCCTGAAGAGATGGAAACAATTGATATTTCTCACGAAGTGATCACTACACAGCCAGAGGTGAAAGTTCTACCGGCTCTAACAGATAAGATGTTTAAGCAGCTTTGTGATAAAGTTAGGGGTGGTGATAAAGAGGTTTTTGAAAAGACTAAAGACGCCTTCTCCATGACACAGGAGCAATTAGACGCAGTTGATACTATAATCGCTGAGCAAGCCATTGCCGCGTAATGGGAAAGCTTGAAAATAGATTGACCAACCCGATGGAGTTGGTCAATCATAAATCGGTATGGGTTGAGTCTTGGAAAAGGCCGTGTGCAACTTCATTCTTGATGTCAATGCAATTCAGGACGCTAAAACTATTTTTTGACAGAGGTATCTATGAATATCAACCTAAGGAACAAAAAAAGTTCAAACCATTCGATAGCCAATTAATCACCCTTAATCACCAATAAAACCAAATGGAAAATCTTAATTTGTTCTTACAGCCAGTGGAGCAAACTGCACTGGTGGCAATAGAAGATAAGTCATTGCTCACAGTTGACAAGTCTGAATTGTCAGAGATAGCCAGCAAGATAGTAGAGGCTGTGGATGACGGGAACGCCGATGCCCTCAATACCTTAATCATGGCAAAGAAAGGTGCCTATGTTTTTGATGCTGTCATTGAAGCTATGAAAGGCAAAGCCAGGCTTCCTGAAGGTAAAAACTATCAAAAGCACAATTGCGACATCAGGGAGCAGATGACTGGCGTTAGATATGACTTCAATGTCTGCAATGATGCGGTTTGGAATAGCCTAAACATGCAGATGTTAGCTATTAAAGAGCAAATCGCAGCCAGAGAGCAAAAGCTTAAAACATTTACAACGCCTACCGAGGTAGAGGACGAGATAGATCAGGACACTGGCGAGGTTATCATGACTGCCAGGGTAATTAATCCACCAGTTAAGACAGGTAGCCAATCATTAATCTTTACACTTAAATAAGATGGAAACTATCAATTATGCCATTTACCCAAGTGTGCTGGATGCATACCTCCGGTTCAAACGTAAGGATGATGACGAGACATTTAAAAGTGTTTTTGATAAAATCAATCATGTTAGGGGAGAGCAAACTGAGCAACAAGCAATGGGAGAGGAGTTCGAGCTTTGTGTTAATGATATGATCACCTCTATCAAGACAGGAGATTATTCACTCACTCTGTATCAAGATGGTTATTATAGGACAAAGAATTTCAAGTTCAAGGCCGATCTCATAGACCGTATAGCTACCAAGATGCAGCATGCAACCAAAAAACAGGAGTACATGGAAGCGATCATTCCGTCTCACGTTGGTAACATTAAGCTATACGGGATCGCTGATTACACATTCCCTGAGATGATCACCGATTTAAAAACCACCCAGAACTACAAATGCAATAAGTATAAGGATCATGCACAGCACCCTTCATATTCATTGATCAGGGAGCTGAATGGTGCACCATTAAAGGCATTTAAGTACCTGGTTAGTGATTTTGACAAAGTGTATCAAGAAACTTATATCCCGACTCCTGGTATGCACCAAAAATTGATGATAACGCTGTTTGAGTTCATCAACTTCATTGAGTACTTCAAAGACTACATTACTGACACTAAAATATTTGGAGTCCATGTACACCGACCAATCACCGATGCCGTGGGGCATGCATAAGGGCAAAGCCCTGGCGAATGTCCCTGATAGTTATCTCCTATGGCTATATACTGAAAATAAGGCCCACGGAGAGCTCAGGGAATACATCAAAAATAATCTTGCTTCAATCAATACCAATATCAAACGATCATTACAAAAATTAAAATGAAAATTAAAATCACTCCTTCAAAAATCACAAAGCTCAAAAAGAATGAAGTCTTTGTATTCGGCTCAAACTTATTGGGCAATCATGCCGGCGGCGCTGCTCGTTTAGCTGTTGAGCAATTTGGTGCTATCAATGGCCAGGCAGAAGGGCTTCAAGGGCAGTCGTACGCTATCCCTACCCTTAATAAAAACATGGAAAAGATTTCTTTGGATGTTCTCCAATATCATGTTAACAAATTTGCAAATGACGTGGAAGCAACTCCAAAATTACAATTCTTATTGACAGATGTTGGTTGTGGCATTGCCGGCTTCAAAGCGGAAGAGGTAGCTCCATTGTTCACTGAGCTCTACAAAAAGAACTTGCCAAATATTTCATTCCCTAAATCATTTGTTGACCTACTAATCACAGAAGGCCCGGTTGTGCCAGGGTTTAAAGGGTTTGATAAAGGCATGAATTGCCGTGGGTATCAGTATTCCGAGAACGCCGAGTTTTTTCATGATCAAGAGCCTTCATTGTGTAATCATGGATTTCATTTCTGTGAGTCTCCATTGGATGTGTTTAATTATTATCCTCCTGAGATCGGCCGAGAATACGCGCACGTTGAGGCTTTTGGTGCTGTAGAAAAAGATGGTGACAAAACTGCTACCAATAAATTGAGGGTAAAAGCAAAGTTATCATTGGGCAAGTTGTTCAAGCTTCATTTTGAGGTTGTCTCTGATAGCATAAAGGCGGCAGTAGAAAAAATAAAGTCCAGTACTGAAACAACCACAACCGCCGGATACAAGGCTCACGCTAACACCGCCGGAAACAAGGCTCACGCCTCTGTTAAGGGCCGCGATTCAATAGCCGTATCATTAGGAATTGAGGGCCTAAAGGGGCTATTGGCTGCTGGATCGTAGTTACTGAGTGGAAACAAAACGAAGACTGGACTTATTCAATATCTGAAGTTAAATCAGTTAAGGTTGATGGCGAAATAATTAAAGCTGACACATTTTACAAGCTTGTTAATGGCGAACTAATTGCAGTTGAATAATGCTCATCACCACCTACGAAATCACTACCGCTAACGGCAGCCAGGTTAGCATCGTTACAATCGAATTAATATAAACCGCCAAAAGGCAAATAAACTTCAAATCAAATTAAAATGAACACAGACAAGGATCTATCTGGCAGCATCGCGCTGACCAAACTGACACACGTATTGATGGACGCCAAGGGGAAAGGTGGTAAGCCGGTGAGGGGTATCTTCATACCAATTGATGTAAATATGCTGGTTGAAAAAGACAAGGCAGTTTACATGGCCGTAAAGGTTAAGGTTAAATCTGAAGCTGATCAGTTTGGCCAAAATGGTTTTATTGCTAAAACAACCGACTCAAGCATCTGGAAAGGACTTACTGAAGACCAAAAGGAAGAGGCGAAAAAGCTATCACCAATTTTGGGTAACATCAAAGACTTTTCGGCCGGTACCGCCAATGATACTTCAGGAGCCGCGGCGCCAAATGTTGTTAGTGAGGATGACGATTTGCCATTCTAAGGCATTTAGGTTATCAAAATTTTGATTATAAAGATTGGTTGTTTCGGCAGCCAATCTTAACTAAAATAACATGGCATTCGGTAATAGAATAATAATCGATTCAGATCCGCCGGATAAGCCTCGTGTACCATTCCATACATTGAAAGAAGGAGATAGGTACCAACATGAAGTCAATGGCAATATCAGCAGGGTCATAGAAAAGAAGCCTGAATTCATGACGATCAAAAGGCATGATGACTGGCTGATTCATTTAAAAGCCGGGTGCTTTACCTGGGGTAAAATGGTGATAAAATTATGAGAGATTACAATAAATTTCTTGAAAGTAAAATAGTAGCCGCCGAGAACTACGGCGTAATGTGCTACCCAAATTCGCTTTCATCTGTATTACTTGATCATCAACGTGTCATTGTACCTTGGTGCATTTATGGTGGTAGACGGGCCATATTTGCAAGTTTTGGTTTGGGTAAAACACTGATGCAGTTGGAAATCGCAAAGTTGGTTATCGATATGACTAATAAGCCATTTTTGATATGTATGCCTCTCGCAGTTGTTGGAGAATTCAGGAGAGATAATGATTTATTGAACACCGGTTACGAAATCCAATATATTACCGATTCTGACGATGTTGACATCTATGGTGTGAAAATTTACGTTACAAATTACGAGAGGGTTCGAAAAGGTGATATTGATCCTACAAAGTTTAGCGGCGTATCTTTTGATGAGGCAAGCATACTCAGAAACCTACAGACAGAGACTACCAATTACGTTTTACAATATTTCCGTAATGTTCACTTTAGGTTCGTTGCTACAGCAACCCCTACACCTAACGATTTCATTGAGATACTTAACTATGCTGACTTTTTAGGTGTTATCGATCGCGGGCACGCTTTAACCAGGTTTTTCCAGCGGGACAGCACAAAAGCCGGCAACTTAACGCTTTACGAAAACAAAAAAGAGGAGTTTTGGAAGTGGGTATCTACCTGGGCTGTTTTCATTAATAAGCCTTCCGATCTGGGGTTTGATGATGACGGTTATAACCTTCCTAAAATGAATTTTCATGAGGTGGAAATTGCCAATCAAACCACGGATGTCATTCAAAACAAAAAGGGCGACATCGTACTGTTTAAAGATCTAACCAAAAGCCTTCCTGATGTAAGCCGGGAGAAAACTGAATCCATCCATTTGCGGGTAAATGAGGCGTATAGGATTGTCAAAGAGAACCCCAGCAAGCGTTTTATACTGTGGCACCATCTGGAGGCAGAGCGAGCTGCTTTGGAGCGTAAATTTGCAGAGTTTAACACGATATCTGTGTACGGATCTCAAAGCAACGCTGAGAAGGAAAGACATCTGATCGATTTTTCAGAAGGTAAATATGATATCCTGATCACTAAGCCAAAAATTGCAGGATCCGGCTGCAACTTCCAGGATGCTTGTCACAATATGATCTTTGTCGGTATTGATTATAAGTTCAACGATTTCATACAGGCCATTCACCGGATATTTCGTTTCCGTCAAAAGTTCGAGTGTAACATTTGGGCCTTGTTTACCAATAACGAGCGCGAGGTTTTAAAAACCTTAAAAATTAAATGGGCTAACCATATCGAGCTAAATACCGAAATGATCAACACAGTCCGTGAGTATGGTCTAAACAGCGACAAAATTAAAGCAGACATGAAAAGAAAAATATTTTCCGCACCCCGGACCGCAACTGTGGGATGTGCAACTGTTTATAATGATGATACAGTAAATGTTCACAATAATTTACCTGACAATTATAGCGGAGCCATCATCACAAGCATCCCTTTCGGTGACCACTACGAATACAGCGATAATTACAATGACTTTGGCCATAACCACGGTAATGCCGAGTTTTTCAAGCAAATGGATTACTTAACACCAAATTTGCTTCGTACACTTAAACCTGGCCGTATAGCAGCCATCCATGTAAAAGATAGGATTCGTTACAGTTATCAAAATGGGACTTCATTTACTACTATAGAAGACTTCTCTGGCCAGACTGTTGCTCATTTTATCAAGCATGGTTTTTACCTGGTGGGTAAGATTACAGTTACTACCGATGTGGTAAGGGAAAACAACCAAACATATCGGTTAACTTGGGGTGAGCAGCGAAAAGATGCTACTAAAATGGGCGTAGGGTTGCCGGAATACATATTATTATTCAGGAAGGCTCCGACCTCTTTTGATAATGCTTATGCTGATGATCCTGTTGTAAAAACTATTGATGAATATCTGCTATCCCTATGGCAGCTGGATGCTCATGCTTATTGGAAATCCTCCGGCAATCGGTTCTTATCTGCTTCAGAGCTATCAAAGGCCGATATGAAGCATGTATTCAATTCATGGAAGAAATATGACATGCAGTCGATCTACGACTTTCAGGAACACCTCCGAGTTTGCAATGATCTGGATTCTGTAGGTAAGCTAAGTAAATTGTTCATGACCATTCCTACTACCAGCTCTAACGATTTGGTCTGGACTGATATCAATAGAATGAATACTTTAAACGCCAACCAGGTTAACAGAAAAAAAGAAAAACACATTTGTCCGCTGCAGCTGGATATAATTGAGCGATTGATACACAGGTTTACAAATAAAGGGGATCTTATAGATGATCCTTTTGGCGGGTTATTTTCTACTGCTTATAAGGCTCTAGAGATGGGCCGGAAAGCAGTAAGCGCGGAGTTGAATCCTGAATATTACGACGATGGTTTATTTTACCTAAAGTCGATTGAGTATAAAATCAATGTGCCTACGCTGTTTGATATGTTGGGAGGAAGTGCGGCATGAGGAACTTATTCCTACATTCTGAAGGCGGAGGACTGTCATCAATAAGCGCCTGGGAGATTCAGGAAATTATAGCCAGGCTGCCACAAGAAGTTGATGAAAGCATTGAGGCTTTTGTGGTAGATCTGTTCAGCGGATTTGGTGGTACCAGTTACGGATACGAGGAAATAGAGGTTGATGGACAAAAGGTTGTTAAAGTAATTTTTTGCGTAAACCATGATAAAGTTGCCATCAAATGCCACATGTTAAATCATCCATTCGCTCTGCATGCCATCGAAGATATGCGTACACTTAATCTGGATGTATTAAGAGCTGTTGTAGCACACTATCGTAAAATATACCCAAATGCTAAATTAAAGCTATGGGCCTCATTGGAGTGTACAAACTTCAGCAAGGCTAAAGGCGGACTTTCGCGCGATCCAGATAGTAGGACATTAGCAAATCACCTGTTCAGGTATATCGACGCTATCAATCCAGATTACATTATGATTGAAAATGTGGTTGAGTTCATGGCGTGGGGCCCGGTGCGTATCAAAGCTAAACGTCATATCAAAGAAGACTTATCCAAAGGTATATATGCTAATACAGAGCTAAAGATGGGCGTAGACAAAAAAACTAAGCTTGAGGCTTATTGGTGGCAACCGGTTTCTTATTTAAATGGTACATGCTGGCTTGAATGGTGCAACAGGATCAAAGCTTATGGATATGATGCCCAATGGCGGAAATTAAATAGTGCTGATTTTGGTGTTGAGCAAACCAGAGATAGATTGTTTGGCTGCTTTGCCAAGGATGGACTTCCCATTGTGTGGCCAAAGGCTACTCATTCCAAAGATGCTAAGCCTGATCTGTTTAGTGATCTGTTACCGTGGAATGGTGTTAAAAACGTGCTTGATTTAACTAAGGTTGGTGAAAGTATTTTTAACCGGGATATTAACATGAACCTACCTAAAAAAAACAGGAAAGATTTGTGTGATAATACCATGAAGCGTTACTATAAAGGCTGCATCAAGATTATTGCAGGGGGTGAAAAGAGATATAATGCTCTCAAAGAACAGTATTATAAGTCAAATCATCCCTATCAGTTTGTAGCACTTTATTATGGCAGCGGTGGCCAATATAAGTCCATTGATGAACCTAACGGTACTGTACCGACTCATGACAGGTTTTCTTTGTTCACTGCCGAGCAATTTATTGATGAGGCTTATTCTGCCAGTGATGGAAAGTCCATAAATCAGCCATCTGGTACATTGTTACAGGTCCCTAAACAATCGCTAATGACCATGGAGCCGGTTATTATCAATACCAGTTATAATAATAATGGTTCGTCAATTCATGATCCTTCCCCTACAATAACAGCTGACAGGCATCACCATTATATATTGAACCCATCTCATGGCGGCCATTGCACAGATATTAATCGACCGAGTCCTACTGTGATAGCCAGGCAGGATAAAGCGCCATTGTATTTGATCACAGCTACCACAGGGAAGTTTAATATACCAGTCTACGACACAGATTCAGAGTATACGGTAAAGTTAAAGGAGTTTATGGCTGTAATGAATTTCAAAAACATCTACATGCGCATGTTTGAGATAATCGAGCTCTTGCAAATTCAAAGCCTTCCTAAAAATTACAAAATGGTAGGCTCTAAATCTGATCAGAAAAAGTTTATCGGCAACGCGGTGGCATCAAAAGTCGTTACTGCTATGGGCAGCGCTTTTATACCGGTTTGGCGTGAACTAAGGAGGATGGCGGCATGAGTTGTTTAAAGGTATGCATCAACCCACATTGTGATGCTGTTGCACATAATTGTAATAAAAAAGAAACTCACTGCCGGGATTGTGATTCTGGTTTGGTTGAGATAAACAAGGGAACCTACCAGGAAAAATATATCAACAACTACTTCCAATACGATTATAGCAATAATATTGGTGATGTGATAAGCCCTTCTGATATGGGGTATGGACTTCAATTGAATTTAGAATTATGATCACCGTTAACAGCCTTTCAGGCGGCAAAACAAGCTCATACATTGCCGCCCATTACCCGGCCGATAACGAGGTTTTCGCGCTTGTTTGCATGGATGATCACAATTCCAATGCTGGATCAAAAACATTCAAAATTGATAAAAAGGTTAGGCAAATGGTTAATGATAAGCTGCAAAAGTATTGCAGTGATCAACATGAATTTGTTTGTACTGCCGAAGATCCGATAACTATTAAAACCATGTTTGATCTGGAGCAGTATATCGGCCGGGAAATAATCTGGCTACGCGGACCTGGTTTCCAGCAAACTACATTCGGCAAATCAATGCTACCTAACAAACAGCATAGGTGGTGTACCTCCATTTTTAAAATAGAGCCTATATTCCGCTTCCTATACAACTGGAGGTCATTGCCCTGCAAGATGCGTATTGGTTTCAGGGCTGATGAGGCTGATAGGGCTAACACTTTTAAAGATACGTTTATTATGAATAGCCATTGCGAAATGCATATCGATGAAAACAATCACTTTCAGCAAAAGTCGAACGCAATCCTTACATATCCAGTTACCAGGTCGGGTTATTCCTATGCTATCAGAAAGAAAGAAGTTGCGTTTAGAATTGGAGAATTTCCTTTGATCGAGGCCGGCATAGTTCAAGCAGACATCCAAAGGTATTGGCAGGATAAGCCGGTTGAGTTTGCAGCTGATAGCAATTGCCAATTCTGCTTCTGGAAACATCCAATGCAGTTACGAAATAACTTTGATATTCATCCTGGAATAATGCATACCGCAATGGTACTAGAGGCCATGCAGGGCGGAACGCTACATGCAAGTTTATCCATGAGGGATATTAAAAATATAGCACCCCAGTTGGATTTGTTCAAAATGCGTGGCGGTGGATGCCATGGCGGTTATTGTACTTCTTAAATTTTATATCATGACAGTAATAGACAGATACATCACAAATAATCCTAAAAAGTCAACCCGGGAATTAGCTATTGAAATAGGGGTAACTGAATCCTTTGTTAAATGTAGGAGGACTATCATTAATGATAATGACCATGTCCGGATGTCTACTAACACCAGTGACGAAATACATGCTCTTGAGCACTATATTAGTATTAAAGGATCTGGCTGGTTTGTCGATGCAGCTAAAACCAGAATAGCTCAGTTGGAGGCTACCGCCAAAAGAATTTAGCAATCTGCTTATCAAAATTTTGATTAAAAAGATAACTATTTGTTATATTTGAAAACAGTTTAGCAACTGAAAAGACATTCATTCATTACCCCCTCAGGCGCGCTGGCTATCCCATATCCAGCTTTAATTGTCGCTAAACTGTTTGCCTGCGGGGGTAATGATAATTTTAAAAGTAATAACCATTCCTGAATATGCAATTATCAAGCAAACAAGATTTGTTTCTTCAGTCTGTTCTTGCCGGAAAGAATTTGTTTTTGACGGGTAAGGCCGGAACGGGAAAAACATTTATAGTCAAAAAGGCTATAGAGGCCTTAAAGGAAGATGGTAAAAGGATTGTCGCTTTGGCACCTACCGGTGTTGCGGCAAATAATGTTGGAGGTCAAACTATTCACTCGATGTTCGGGCTTAACCCGTTTGGAGTAATGGATTTTGAGTCATGCAATTTTCTAAGAGGTGAAAAAAGGCGAATGCTTGAATTAATAGATGTCTTATTGATTGATGAGATATCGATGCTTCGACCTGATATTTTGGATGGTATGCATTGGACCCTTTTAAAGAATGGATGTCAAGGTCTTGATACCAAGCAAATCATATTTATTGGCGACATGAAGCAGTTGCCTGCAGTTGTCAACGATAATACCCGGTCCATACTGTATAGGAAATATAACGGGGTTGAATTTTTTGAAGCAAAAATATTTTCAAAGCTAAATGTAGAAACCATTGAGCTTGACGAGGTTTTGCGTCAAAGCGATCCTGAGTTTATTGATAATTTGAATATTATCAGGGATGGCGGCAAGGCTCCATATTTTCACAAATTTGTAACTAACGAGCCGAAGGGGATCATATTAGCTCCGCACAACTCTACTGTCGATAAATATAACAGGATAGGATTAGATTCTTTAAAAGGCGAACTATTCACATTTGAAGCCAAAGTAACTGGAAATATCAATGCCGATGATTTTAATTTCCCTACTAAAATAGAAGTCAAAAACGGGGCTAAGATCATGTATCTCGTTAATTCAAAAGACAATAATTTGGTTAACGGAACGCTTGGGACTTTCGTATCACATGAAGATTGCCACTATATAAGGGTGGGGGATGTCGATCATGCCCTTGGTAAAATTGAAATTACCAAAAAGGAATATGTCCTTAATGATTCGAAGACAGATCTTGAATTAAAGGTTATTGGCACAATTGAACAGTTACCGTTTAAGCTTGCCTATGCTCTCTCCATTCATAAATCGCAAGGACTAACTCTCGATGAGGTAACTATAGATATAAGCAAGCCATGCTTTATGCCAGGTCAATTTTATGTTGCTGTTAGTAGAGTGACAAGCCCTGAAGGACTAAGAATATTAACGCGATGAAGAAGACTCCCAGGCAATACCAAATTGACATCGTTGATCGTACTTCGCGTTCATTAGCTAAAAACAAAGCTGTGATTTTGCATGCTCCGACAGGCGCTGGAAAATCGATCATGATTGATATGATTGTTTCGCGAAGCATAGAGAAGGGTAAAACTGTGCTTGTGCTTTCTGATGCCCGCAAAATTTACACCCAACTCGTTAAGGAATGCAATGGTACAGAAATTAACGCGAACGTCAAATCAATGATGATATTCCCTGGCCAGTGTTACGTAGGCATGATCCAAACCCTGATAAAAAGGCCGATGATCATTAGCCAATTGCAGGAGCTTGGAAAAAATTTAATTTTATTGATAGACGAATGCCACATATCTACTTCAACAAAACTTATTGATTATTTACCTGAGGCATACAGAATTGGCTGCACAGCTACGCCTTATGGTATTATACATAAACACCTGCCAATTTATTACAACGACCTGGTAGAAGGCCCGCAAGTTGATTGGCTCATACAGCAGGGATACTTGACCAATTACCGACACAAAAGCCGTGTCCCGGCAGATACAAGTCTTCTTGAAATCCGGAACGGAGAAGTGACTGACAAATCTAATGAGATAGTTTTCGGTGCACAGCGTGTTTATGATGGATTGTTCGACGATTTAAGGGAGTTCCCATTCAAAAAGTGCGTAATTTTCGTAGCATCTATCAAGCAGGCTGATGCTTTGAATGAGCGGCTATTGGAAGCTGGGTTTCAATCTACAAGATATCATTCGCAAGTTGAACACGGCGACTACGAGCTGGCAAAATTTACCACTTTGGATATGGCGAATATCCTCGTTACTATCAAGTCGCTCAGCAAAGGGTGGGATTATCCGCCGATTGACATGGTTGTTTTGATGCACAAAACATTATCAACGTCTGTCTATCAACAGGAGATAGGTCGCGGATCCCGGCTTTATCCTGGCAAAGACCTCTTTACAGTTTTAGATTATGGTATGAACTGGAAGCAACACGGATTATACTTCGAGGACCGGCCATATTCTGAGCTCTGGAAAAAAGTAAAGCAAAAAGGAGAGACTGAAAGCCCTGCCGTATGTAAGTCATGCCCGAGCTGCGAAAGCATATTGCCGGTATCTGCTCGCAAATGCAAATACTGTGGTTATGAGTATCCCGAACCTGAACAGATATTAGCTCAGGGAGAAATGGTTGACTTAACTGATGAATACCATGATATGGTTGGCAAAAAGATCAGCGAGCTGACTCCGGTAGAGCTTGCCAATTACGCCAAAATAAAAAACAAACGCCCATTTGCAATACGTGTTGCCAGGGCACAAGAACAAATAAGGCACGGATTCCTGATGGACTTTGCTGCTAATATGGGGTATAAGAGGGGGTGGATTGATCACCAGATTATCCCAATAGAACCAATTGAATTTATGGACATTGTATTACGGTAGCGAATGAAGTTAGTAGACGACTTAGTTAATGAAATAAACGAATCCGCGCCGGTACAAAAGACACTGCAGGATATTATTCGGGAATCACTAATCCCCCAAGGCGTTGATATTCCGAAGCCAGATATAGTTTTTGCTGTTAATGAAATCTCAATTTTTACCAAAAAGTCGATTAGTACTTTGGTCGGCCGGGCAAAATCTGGAAAAACAACGGTCACATCGTGGATTGTATCCCAGTGTATTAATAATCTGATTAAGGTGCTGTATATAGATACTGAGCAGGGCCTATATTATGGCAGCCGTACCCAATCGTGGATATTGCGGATGTCTGGCCTTGCATCATCAGAATACCTGAATTTTTATGATCTCAAAATCTTTAGTCCTCATGAGCGGATTGAGATGATTGAGGAAATCATTAAAATGTTCAGGCCTGACTTAATTGTGATAGATGGTATACGTGATCTGGTTTTTGATATCAACAGCCCGGAGGAGGCAACTAAGCGTACCGGTGACCTGATGAAGTGGGCAGAGATTTATGATTGCCACATTATGAATATCCTTCACCAGAATAAGGGTAATGAGCATGCCCGCGGCCATTTGGGCACTGAGATGATTAACAAGTCTGAATCGGTAATTAAAGTTGAGCAAAATGATGACAAGGTTATCGTTTGTTCGCCGGAATACACCCGGTCGGCGCCATTCCAACCATTTGCATTTGATCGTGACGCCAATGGCATACCTCAAATAGTTACAGGGTTTAGCGGTGTTATTGCTACGAGCGGGGGAAATAGGACAACCGGCCGTAAAAAGTCAGTTGATCCTACGGACCCAGCTTGGAACGCTGCTCATATTGAAATAGTAAACTATATTTTTAGTAAACGCGAGTTTTTAAAATACTCAGATTTAATTGATAACATCTGCAACTTTTTTCAAAATCATACGGAAGATGTAGGAAAATCTAAGGCAAGAGAATTTATAACTCATTACTTAATGACTGGAATTGTATGGATTGCTCCATATGCGCCTAATAAAACAGAAAAATACCAAAAAAACCCTAAATGGTCAGGGTTCCCATATGTTTCGCAGCCGGCCAAAATAACGACAGAAGAAAGGGAGCCACCATTTTGATACCTGCAGATAAAATAGAATCAATTAAAGCCTCAGCTGATATAGTTGAGGTTATTGCGGACTTTGTAAAGCTTAAGAAGCAAGGTAAAGAGTATGTAGGATTGTCTCCTTTTAGCAACGAGCGTACGCCATCATTTTCAGTTTCGCCGGCGAAAGGAATTTATAAATGTTTTTCTTCAGGTAAGGGTGGGGACGCTATAAATTTTGTAATGGAACATCTTTCTCTTAAATATTACGATGCTATATCTTACCTAGCTAAAAAGTACAAAATCGATATCGAATCAGATGTTGTTTATCAGATACCAGAGCGTAAGCCGACTATCCAATTACTACCATCGTTCATACCTGTTGATCATGTGAAGCCCACATTGGGGCGGCCTGATGGCAATAATCTCTTCAAATTCTTATGTACCAGGTTTAGCCCTGATATCGTCCTTAAAAGGTTTCGGGAATATTTTGTTGGCACATATGGTGATTGGTGCATTTTCTGGCAGGTGGATGCTGCCGGCCGGGTAAGATCAGGAAAGTACATTAAGTATCTTGATAATGGCCACCGTGATAAGTCTCAGGATCCGTCATGGCATCATAACCGGACAAAGGAATACAAACCTGTTTATCCTGACTTTAATATGGTTCAATGCTTATTTGGCGAACATCTTATTGCTCAGTATCCCAGGAGGCCTATTGCTATTGTAGAGAGCGAAAAAACAGCGCTGATAGCATCCTTATTCATTGATAAATATACCTGGGTATCATGCGGTATGAAAGGTGGGTTAAACGCTACCAAATTGGCAGCTGTAGCTAATCGATCGGTAACATTATTCCCGGACCTGAATGCCTATAAAGAATGGAAAGAAAAGGCTAAAGAATTTAACTTTAACATATCAGATCACATTGATCGTTTTGCTACTGACGAGGATAGGATTAAAGGATTGGATTTAGCTGATTTTTTGTTGAGGTGACTATAAATCGAATACAGATGCGTTTATATGTGCAATCAGCCTTTGAAAGGCTATAGGCTTTAATTTATTATAAGGGTTGCTTAATTGAAGGTCGGCTTCGAGTACGTATGTAATCAGATGGCATCTTACTTGAGAATTCTTTTTATTACTTGGATTTTGCAAATCATTATCGGTTAATGGAAAGCTAAATTTGTCAGTCACTCCGTTAGAAGACATCATGGCACATAGATAGCACTTATCATGATTATAAACATCTAAGCATGATAACACCACTCCGGAATGATTAACCCAGCTTCCATCATCTGGCATTTGAAAAGTAAAAGAAATAATGTCTCCTTGATTGAATGGCATTAATGTATACTCAAGGAATTAAACAAGCTGATTAGAGATAGCAGAATTTCCAATTGATCGTTTAGACATATCTGATAACTGATTTTTAATATAATCAGGGGTTGGAATAATTTCTGATTTAGAATTTATATGAATTCTAAGCTTTGCTTCATAAGAATAAACAACACTTATGAAACCTTTAAAAGATTGTTTTAATGAATCATTTTTAAGATCAGATACCATACTCTCAAGCTTTTCTATATCCTGGAATACTTTACCTAATTTAAGTAATTTATACTCTGCTGAAGGTATGCTCAAATATTGTATGTATTGAATTTTTGCTTTATATAACAACCTGCTTTTATCAAAGATGGAAGTTAAATCTTCAACAAGCCATTTATAAATCTTACCCTCAAAGCGTTCTAAATGCTCAATAAGCCAAGCTTTCAATATAATTGAAAATGACGGACGAGAGTGTGTTAATTGAAGGTGCATAGTTTTAATTTTATAATCTGTAAACTATTACTTATACCAAAAAAAGTATACCGATTTGACACCCATATACGCAATTAGTTTAAATAATGTTTTGTGTAATTAACTTCAGTCAAGAGGCCAAACAGCGGAATCCGTCACGCGCGTGGTGTTGATCAAGTTAGTTATCGAAGCTATAATTATCAGGACCGGCACGGCTCCTCCATCGGAATTGTGCACTAGGTAATGATCCTTAATAAGTATAACTCTGTGGTTCTTAACGCCAAATATATACCAAAGTTTGCATTTGTCAAGACATATTAAACTGCGCTATAGTTTATACCTTAAAATATAAAAAGTATATATCATTACATTTAACAAGGCCCTTTAAAGCCCCTTTTAAGGCCCTTGGTAAATCTATTTGGATTTATGTCGAGTACAATCACATAAAATTCTATAAATCCATTAAAATGAATCTTATTGCGTTTTACAATATTTTTTATTTAAAAATTATTTAAAAAATATTTTTAATTGTAACAACAAAATGACAATTCTTTCCGGTGCACTGCCACCAAATCACAGCTTAATCCCTGATACCAATGTCAAGGAATAATTTTATTTAATCAAAATTTTGATTAAAAAGATAAGTATTATTATCTTTAACCATGCAATCAGAGGCTAAGATTCAGCAAGATGCTTTTACTGAAATACGTAATAAGTACCCGCAAACTTACGGGTTATTGTGGCATTGCCCAAATGGTAGCTTGCGCGATCCTGTTACTGCTGCTTTCCTGAAAGGAGCCGGTGTTGTGCGAGGAATCCCTGACCTGCATTTTATTTGGAATGGGAAATACTACTTGATCGAAGTTAAAACGCCCACCGGTTTCTGCTCTACTGATCAAAAATTAATCCACGCTGTTCACGCCAGTCACGGCCTAAATACTTATTTATTTACCACTTCAAACGACATCATTTCGTTTGTTGAGTGTATCTTAAATGGTGGCGATATAGTCCAATTTAACTTGTTTATTTCTCCTTATTCCAGGGCTGAAATGGTTGATGTTTACAAGGCTGAGCTACGTGCTGAAAGGATGAAAAAGTTAAAAAAGGCTGCGTAGACCAAAATTGAAATTGGTATAAAAATGGCCTTAATGATATTATAATCTATGTTAACATACTTTTTTAAAAATAACCAGCAAAAGTATGTTAACATAGATTGATAAAAGTTAATAAAAAGTGTCTTTACGGTACTATAAACTATGTTAAATAGTACTAAAAGTGTGTTAACATACTTTGTGTGATAAAGTGTGTTAATAAGCCCCTATAAGGGGGCTTTTAACTTAACACACTTTTGATTAGGCTACACAAATGCAAGTCCTCACACCCAAAATAAAAACCTACTTCACCAACATGGTACCGGGTGAAGTAATACAAGTGTGGGAACAAAGGTACCCGGTCATCCTCATCCTTGCTGCGAAGGAATTTATAGACGAAGGTGGCCAGTTAGAATTTAGCAGCGATTACGAACAATTAAAAAAGTTACCCAACTGGATTTAAATATCATGAGCTTAAAATTATCCACCGTGGCAAAAGTTATTGCCAAACAATCACCAGAGCAGTACCGTGCTGCCGTAAAGGTTTGTGAGCCGATGCTGGCAAATACCGGTGTCATTCCGGCAATTCATAAAGCCATAAAAGATACTTATCCTGATCTTGATCGTACCGACGAGTCTATCATGTTTGCGGCTTGCGTGTATAGCGCTTACAGCCCGGCAAGCTTATTGGCGCCAGGAATCGAACGCGCTCCTAACGGGATTCGCAAAGTGATGTGCCAGGTTATGAATTGGGCTGATGCGCCGGTAGTTAATTACTATACAGGAATTGCCGCGGCCTATCTCAAAAATCCTAAATTCAAAGACCGTGTTAGTGCTGTGTTATTGGGCTTCCAGCAGTTTAGTATCAAGAGCAATCAGATCGAATTATTTTAAGCCATGGCAAAGCTCACAGCTAAACAACAGCGTTTTATTGAGGAATACCTGGTTGACTTCAACGCTACACAGGCTGCAATACGTGCTGGTTATTCTTTTGATACCGCTGCCGAGATGGGTTATGAAAACCTCAGAAAACCTCACATAAAAGCTGAAATTGATAAACGCCTCGATGCACTATCCATGGAGGCAGGAGAGATCACCAAACGCTTCACAAACCTTGCCAGAGGCAACATGAGCGATTATATGGTCAAGCGCCTTGTTCCGCATACCCCGCAAATCAAAGTTGGCTTACAGCGGCTCATTGATAATGAAAAGGCTCACATCGCCAGAGAGGAAAAATTTTGCATAATCAAGGGATATACCGGCGAAGATTACGATAACTTCCAGAAATCTCTCGATTATAACAGGGATAATATCCTCCGTTGGGAGCTTGAGCTAGCTGATAATCCTTATGCTTATCGTGTTGTTGATGGCGAAACTGTCATGATTGAAGAGGCAGAGCTTGACCTGGTTAAAGTGATCGAGGATAAAGAGCGCGGGATTATCAAATCTGTTAAGCACACCAAAGATGGAATACAGGTTGAAATGTATCCGGCCGATAATGCTTTGGCCCAATTAGCCAAGATCAGGAAGATGATGAGTGATAAAGAGGTTGACGTTAACCTGAACGTAGATACGATCATTAAAGTGGGGTATGGCCAAAACAATGAGGGAGCTTAAGTTCGATTTCAATCCAGATATTTTCAATAATATTTTCTGGCACCTGAAAGCAGCATTCTTAAATGTTGCTATCAGGTTTATTTGGGTTTATGGAGGATCATCGGCCAGTAAAACCTACTCTGTTGTGCAGCTCATCATCATCCGGATGCTGGAAGCCAAAGATGAAAATACCATGGTGCTGCGTAAGTATGCGGTAGACATTAAAGATTCCATCTATTCAGACTTTACTGGTATCATAAAATCTTGGGGCCTTGAAGATTATTTCCTTTGCCAGCAAAATTATATCGTATGTAAAATCACAGGATCTTACGTCCGTTTTCGTGGGTTGGATGACAGCGAGAAAATTAAAGGACTGGCTAACTTTAAACGGGTTGTTTTGGAGGAGATCAGCCAGTTCGACGAAACGGACCTTAAGCAGATAAGAAAGCGTTTACGCGGGAGAATAGGGCAGCAGATCATCGGCATATTTAACCCAGTATCAGAAGAGCACTGGATCAAAACTAAAATATTTGATCTGGAAATCTTAACTGAGCAGCAGAGCGATATCGCCGGCATGTGGGTTAACGAAAAAGGGAACCTGGTTATCATGAAAACCAATTACCTCGACAATAAATACATAGTCGGGCCAAACTTCGTTGATCAGCACACCATTGATGACTTTGAGAAGGATAAGATTAATGATTACGAGTATTACCGGATCTATGGTTTAGGAGATTGGGGCAAGCTACGTACGGGCGGAGAGTTCTGGAAGCAATTTAAGCCTGCTCTGCACGTCAATAAAATTGCATGGGACAAATCATTGCCTATATGGTTATCTTGCGACGAGAACGTTAACCCTTATATCCCGTGGACTGTATGGCAGCTTAAAGATAAGCATGCGCAGCAGATCGATGAGATATTTCTTGAAGATCCACGTAACCGGGTTGTACACGCGGCAGCTGAATTTAAAAAGCGATATCCTGCCGGCGAGGTGTCGGGATTATTCGTTGGTGGTGACCGTACCAGCATCAAGGAAGATACCAAAAAAGAGAAAGGTGAAAATTACTTTACTGATATCATGACCGCGCTGAAGGAATACAGGCCTGTATTGAAAATTCAAGCCGTTAACCCATCTGTAGTACAATCTGGTAACTTTATCAATGAGATATACGGCGGCACCAGTGCCAGCGGCATAACCATTGGGATAAGCGATGTCTGTAAGAAGTCAATTTATGATTATCAGTATACGCAGGAGGCAAGTGACGGGACCGTGTTCAAGAAAATGGTTAAGCATCCAGTTACCAAAGTGCCATATCAGGAATTTGGGCACGCCACGGATTGTAAGCGCTACCTGATCACTCACAACTTTGCTGCAGAATACCTGGCATTCATCAACAAGAAAAAATCATTAGGTGTTAGGGCCCTTAGTGGGGTTTAAAAATAAATATCAATCAAAATTTTGATTAAAAAGATAAGTTGTTTATGTTTGTTCTATGCTAATGAGTTGCAATTCGGTTAGCTATCCAAAACGACATTTTTAGAGCCTATTAGCAGAGTACCTGATTGCAACCTGGGAAATGCTGATAGGCTTTATCATTTTTAGATTTTATGGGAAATATAAAAACAGATCCTTATCAGATCGTGAAACACTTTCGCGGCAACTATCAGGTATTAGATGCTGAAGGTCGTGACTTAATAGGTCATTATGTAAGCCTGCACAAAGCAAATCAAACGGTTATTGCCCATAAGCTACAAGATAAAGCTTTATCTGATCCTCGAGTATTGCAGAGGGCTGAGGCCATGACAACGCTCAAGGGCGAAAGCTTGCGTAACTGGCTATACACAACGCTAATCAGGTTTGAGATTGATGAGCTTAGATTGGTCATCAATAAGCCTAAGAAATTGAAAGAGCTCCATGACTCTTATATCGAACGTATGATGCGTAGGTTAAATAAATAACATCAAACGGCCCCGTCCGATCTCACAGGTAGGCATACAGGTAGTGAGATACCCCCAATGCTTAAACGGCTTGGGGATTTGGTGGTAAAAAGCAATTATAATTATGAAAAAACTTATCCTAACCTTAGCAGGCGTAGCCATGCTGCTGCAGGCCTGCCAAAAAGACTCTGTACAACCTAAAAAGCAAACAGTAACCTACAGCGTTACCTGCGCGCATTGTTCAGTTTACGTAACCGACAATTACAGCAATGCCGGCAACGAACAACTGGCCGCTAAAAGCAAACACTTCCTTGTCGATGGTGAATTTAACTACAGCTTTGACAATGATACGTTGAGCACAGCATCACTACAGGTGTATCTGGGCGCTCTGGCTCCTGTTATGCCGGTTAAGGCCATGATCACTACCAGTGATGGTAAACGTGTTGTCCTCGACAGGGAAATGGGCTTAGGAACCAAAGACGATCTTATAACAACTACTATTTATCTGCCACTTAAATGATCAAGCGATGGGTAGAAGTAATCAGGCATGACGAGGTTTTGCAGGATCGTAAGTTTATAGCTGCTGTGATAGGTCTGATGTTGGTGGCTGCCGGGTTTAACTTTTGGACTTGGTGGTTTTTTAATTAAGTTTGGGTATGTATGGCAGATCACTATTAAGCTTGGCAAATGCCGGGCTTTTTTTTATTTTACATCAACTTACTATCAATACTAAGTAAGCCCCATAATCATACCCCTGCCAATAAGCAAGGGTATTTTTGTTTGTGGAGATATCTGAATTAACCGCGCTACTAGCGGATCCTTTAAAACTCATTCCGGCCATAGAATCACTTGAGCCTACAATCCCGGCTTATGCCTACGATGTAGAGCCTGAGAATCACAAAGTAGTATCTGATTTGTCCTATAGGCCGTGGAAAGAGATTGATGTGGCTAATGGTGTTCTTGATGATAAGGGTAATATGACCTACCGTAAGGAACAAAGGGACGTTCATCGCATACCGTCATCAACGCAAAAGCAAATCCTGAATTGGGCGGTTCATATGAACCTTAGTGGTGGCATTGAAATCGACGCTACAATCCGGGATAGTTTCAAAGCTACCGATGAGACTATGCTGGCCATGCTTAAAAAGACATGGGATGACAATAAGCTTAATTATACCGCTCAGAAAATAGATAGGCTCAAAAAGAACTATACCCAGTGCCTGGTTGTCTGGTATTCGGTACCAGCCGAAGAAGGATTCTGGGATGGTATTGCACCGGCTACAAGCAAGTTTAAGATGCGGTGCTCTTTTTTTAGCCCAGCAACCGGCGATATTATCATCCCGATCTATGACCAGTATGGAGCAATGATCAGCTGTGCGCGTAAATACACAGTTGCCATCGATTCCAAAGATGTTTTAAAGATGGATCTGTTCTTGACTGACAAATACATCACCTATATCAATGCATCTACAGGCTGGACCGAAGAAAAAGTGACTGCAATCGCATACGGGAAAGCAAATTTCGTATTCCACGGGCAGGACAGGCCAGAATATGCCGATGTTTTACCTAAAATTGAGCGTGTTGAGGAGGTCGACAGCGATACAGCCGATGAAAACCAGATCAGTGCATTCCCGATACTGGCTGCAATAGGTGAAATTACTGATTCAACCGGTGGAGGTGCTAAAAATACACGCAAAACATTCCAGTTGAGTGATGGGGGCGATTTGAAATACGTTGAGGCGAAAGGATCACAACAGTCCGCCACTGATGAGCGTAAGAACCTGCGCCGGGATATCTATGACGAGACTGGTACCCCTCAAATCTCAATGGAGCAGCTGGCCGGCAGTTCAAATATACCTGGTGTAGCGATTGAGCTGATGTTTTTGCCGGCTACAAACAAAGCCAGATCTAATCAGGAGGGAGATTTGGGCATGGAATGGCAGCGGCATCTGAATTTACTTAAGTCATGTATGGCCGTGATAAACGTTGGCGTTAAGCTGTCTGTTAGCATGCCTGTTAAGCCCAAGTTTAAGATTGAATTGCCGCGTAACCTTACCGAAGAGTATACCAACATAGTTTCTTTGGTAGGAGCTGGATTATTGAGCCGAGATACCGCTGTAAAGATGCTGGCATTTACCAATGATCCAGTTGCCGAATACGAAAAGATCAAAGCAGAAGCTGCTGAGGCTGCCAAATTGAAAGCCCCTGTTGTACAACCTAATACTTCAGTATAATGAAAACCTTACGTAAAGTTACCATCAAACCGGTATTTGTTGAATGGATGCCTGATTTCTATGAGCAGGGGACCGTTTATATAAGCCGTGAGCATAATTGTAGTAAGCATTTGTGTTTATGTGGCTGCGGGCAGATGACGATCATGCCACTGGATGATGGTACAAATTGGTGGCGTTTGGTTGAGAATGGGGATAAGGTGTCATTCATTGGGTCGGTTGGTAACTTTTCTTTTGAATGCAAGTCGCATTATATCATTACTGATAACATAGCAAATTTTGTATGAAGAACGGCATAATGGGTTCAATTGATTTTGGTGTTTACCCTGGTAAATGCCTTTTTGTTTATGGATATACCTATAAACAAATGATCAAAGAACTTAAAAAGCAAAAGTGTCATGAATTGATAGCCGGTATTGAAGGTGAAAAAGATTTTATTAATGAAAGTGATTATTGCGCGATGCACCGGCAGGCGGGAGGCTCACATCTTTATTACATTTTCATAAACCGGAAATTTAAATTCATTGATGAGCATTATGCTACATTGGCCCATGAATGCTTGCACATATGCCAATTCTATTTGCCGCGGATCCTTGACCGCAACAGGGAGCATGAAGCTGAAGCTTATCTGCACACTCACCTGATGCTGCAGTGTCTGAAATTGTTAAGAAAATCGGTTAAATAAAAAATATTTTAATCAAAATTTTGATTAAAAAGATAAGTTACTTATATTCGTTTCGTAATTGATTTACGATGGGGATTTACGAGGTAAGATCAGTGAGCAATCACTGGTCTTACTTTGTTAAGAATTGAAAATTGCGGGGTAGAGCAGTTGGTTAGCTCGTCGGTCTCATAAGCCGAAGGTCGTGGGTTCGAGTCCCATCCTACGCAACGCAATTACCAGGCTCAATCAAAAAGATCTAAAGCAAGGGGATGGTTTCTTATCCGGTTTACTTCCGGTGATCTTCCATCTACGCCGGGGTAATTAAAGATGGTTAGAGCCAAGTTAAACGGACTGGCAGAAGCAGGATGCACTACGCCAGTCGCCTGCTTTATTAAAACAAACAACCGCTTAGGGCAATCCTTGTAAGTCGGTTAAAGAAGCTGGTTTCCGCCGTAGAAGCTGATACGGATTACCCTTTACGAGTTATTGGGTTTGGGGTTGAAGAGAAACAATCACGCCTTATGAGATGACGGATATCATAGGGATGCAGCTCCAGCAACTTAGCAAGTTTTCGGTGGCTAAAAAGGAGTAACCGATGACACTTTGGAAAGGCAAAGCCATTAGTAGCCAATGGAAACGTAAAACCCGAAAGGGCAGCAAAGCTACCATCCCATGGGTGAAATACATGTGCAGGGAGTTACACCCGAAAAGAGAAAATGAGTAATGGCAGTCGGGAAAGTACCGGCAAATGGGGTTGTAGCTCAGCTGGCTAGAGCGCCTGCCTTGCACGCAGGATGTCAACGGTTCGAATCCGTTCTTCTCCACATAAATGCATACCGTTAGGTTCGGGTCAGGCCAGTTAATAATTACGTAATAAACCTGGATTAGCGTTTGAAATCGTCCCGGTTATCGCGCCTAACGGCATGCAAAATATTGTACTGTGAGGTAATTGCTCCATGAAACCGTGTGCATCCCGCTTGATGCAATGAGAACTACCATAATGCGCTATTGAGTCCCTCACAGGGCAAAGTTTATCAACTCAATAGCGATAACCAGCGTGAGCAATGTAATGCATTCAGCGCCATGGTAGGAATAGCACAACAAAGAGCTGGGTAACACCGGCTTTTGTTGGTAGTAACACATGGCTTCGGAGGGCCAATGATATGAAACGCTAATTTAATCAAACTACCATCGTATTTAAGGGTCAGCCATTGTGCTGGCCTTTGTCAGTAAACAATAACTCAATTTTTATGCGTAGAAATTACACAAAAAATCTATTACTGAGCGGCCTTGCATTGGCTGGCTTAGCCGGTGCCGGTCAAGTTGCATCAGCACATTCACAATCAGCAGCCAGTACAGTTGAGTACAAAGCCACCAATGAGCGTAAAGCTAAGAAATCAAAGATTGCTGTTAACGATGTGACCGGTGGGCTCGACTTTGCTCCAATGTTGCCAAAGTTAGGTATGTCACCTAAAGAGTATGGGCTGCGTTACGGCAGTGGCGGTACCAAGCGTAGCAACCGGTTAAGGTATTCGCATAATGCTAAGGTTAAAAGGAGGAAAGTATAGTGAAGATGCGCGCATTAGCAGGCCTTGCAATAGCTTCACTACTGTCTGGCGGTAAAGGCTTAGGTTTTATTGCACCTACAGAGGCTAATCGGGGATGGAATGGGTTTGTTTGAGACAGTATCAAGAAACAACAGAAACATACTAACAGGCTTAGGTGCAAGCACAATGCCAAACTTAAGCGCCGTAAATCAAAATAGTAAACATTTTAAATTCATTTAATGAGCACCATCACACAAATAATAAAAAATTCAGCTGTTAACGGAGTTATCAGCATTGACAAGGCATTAAAGATCGCGGCCACGCTGGATCAGGAGCGGGAAGAAACTGCAGCACTGCTCAAAAAGTGCGAAAAGAACGTTGGCATGTATCTGGGGGAGGAGATCAATGTTCACCTGGCTAACATGAACGGTACCAGGTTCAGCGCTGTAGATTATCATTACGAAATCCCAAACGGGGAGCAATAACATGGAAACATTAAAAGAAATACTTCATTACTTGCTGATTTTCGGCGGGGTGATGGCTGGCATATTGGTACTGTACATCATTTATGTTATAGCTGTTATCACCTGGCTGTACTACAATCTGCCAATAGAAGATAATGACCGCGACGAGCGGTTGCATTTGTAATTCACTAACCCCATGTGTGGGGTAAAAATAGAAAAAGATGAAACTTAAATTACTTGATTTATATTGTTGTCAAGGTGTTGGCGGTTATGGATTTGAATTGGCCGGATTTGATGTTACAGGAGTAGATTTATTTCCGCAGCCTAAACATCCCGGGGAATTTATTCAGGCCGATGCCATTGAATATGTTTTGGCACATGGCCATGAATATGATTATATCCATGCTTCACCTCCTTGCCAAGATGCTTCAATGGCATCTATGCAATTCAGGGTTGCCGGCAAAGAATACCCTAAGTTAATAGAGGCCACACGTGCCGCACTCATCGAAGTTGATAAGCCATATGACATTGAAAATGTTCCTGGCGCTGCTTTGATTAACCCCATTTTATTATGTGGTTCAATGTTTGGTATCCCCACTTACAGGCATCGTTTGTTTGAATCTAATTGGGATTTACAACAGCCGTTGCATTTAAAACATGTTGCTAAAAATGCAAAAATGGGCCGTGCTATAAAAGACGGTGAATTTATACAGTACGTAGGCCACTTTTCAGGCGTTAAACATGTGCAGGAATTTACTGGCGCTCACTGGGCAGATCAATACGGGTTAGCTCAATCTATTCCACCTCAATACACAAAATACATTGGCGAACAATTTTTAAAAACCTTAACCCCATGAATTTCAACAACGCAACACACATAACCTGCGCTAACGGTTTGGCCGTGCCAGAAAATCCAAATAGCATGTTTATTAACTTGGGGCTAACAGCGCCACCGCCTAATCCTGCCTATAAGCAATTTGAACATTGGCTATCTCAACAACCCGAACTCCATTGCTCGCATGAACTATCCGGCACATATCCGGTTGATGAGTTTGGGGAAGTGGCAACACAGTGTTTTCATAATGATTATAGGTGGGTTACTATTCCTAATGCGTGGATACAAACTTCAGATCAGGCTACACAATATAATATCAACACGCGCCAATTTCTACCATACATAGGGCCAAAGAAGCAGGAAAGTGAGCCGAAAGCTAACTGTAATGGGTGCGGTAAAGAAATATTGAACGGTGAAATATTCTATACAGTTGATAATGGTGATGATTATTGTTCTGATTGTTATTATGCGATATTATCAGATGATGAATCAAGCGGACGTTTAGATACTGAGCCCGCCACCCCTGAACAAAAGGGAGTGGAGCAGGGGGAAGAAAAGCCAGTTAAAATAACTTTTGGCATACAGCCAACACATTTAAAGGCTATCAACGATTTACTTGCCAAGTAGGATGCAATTGAAACAGGCGACAAAACTCACCATAGCGTTATGCTTTACAGCGAACACTTTTGGCAAGAAATCGGCAGCCAAATTGGCTGGCTTCCGTTTACAATCGCTTTACACTATTTCAAATATTTAGCTAAACAAAACCACACCCAACAATGAAAACACCATTAGAAATAATAAACGAGATTAGTCCTAATCGCCCATGGAATGAGCGAGGTAAAACTGATGACATGATTATTAGGTGCATGATCCGTTATCACAATCAATTTTTAGAATTGAACAATGCTGCAACCCCAACCGAGTCAGAAATAAATGAGGCGGCAACAGATGCAATGATGCGTACAGATCAGGAATATGATGGCGAAAGCGATTATATAAATGGATTCAAAGAATGTGTTAAATGGCTTCAAAACTACCAAACACAGGGCAGCGAGAAGCCGGTAGAAAATTCATTACTAATTGATGCCTGTAAATATGGATACGAATACCATGCTAAAACTCAATTCCCTGAAATGTCATTTGAGGAAAACTGTAAAAATAACTTTCTCCAACATTCATCTAACTGGCAAGCCTCCCAACCCAATCCGGCTATAGCCGTGATTGAGGCGGAGATGAATGAGTTAAAAATTAATGGAGGATTAAGAGCAAGTGCCACCATATTAGTTTTAGAAACCATACTTAAGAAGATAAAGGGATTAAAATGACAGACAATCAAAGACAGGCACATTTCGATGCCTCACACCAAAGAAAATTAGGCTCATTCAAGAAAAGAGTTGAGCATGATTATGTTTATCCATCAATAGATGAGTTTAAGGACAAATTATTAAATGCCTCTCCTGTGTTCATATGGAACGATATGTATTCATCGAAAAAACACCTGTATGAAGTTACAAAGCTAATGAGAAACGATGGCGTAACTTTATTTTGCACTGCATGGGCTGACAAAACCCCAAAAGAATACACATGGCTTCAATTTTATAAGTTATTAAAAAATGGGATGCAATACATTCGATATTAAAGAAGATATAACAATTGAATTTTATTACACTAAAGCCAAATATAAAGGCAGACAGGAAATAAAAATCAAGCAAGTTTATATCCAATTTGGAGAAACAATTATAGTTTCATCAAATAATGTTGAGTATCAATTATCAGAATTAACAGACTTTAGTTTTTAAGAAATGAAACCCCCAATAACCCTTTACCACCCGACAAAAAAAATAGTAAATTAGCTATATGACCGTAGATGAATTACAAGACTTCTTTTCTAAAGTAAAGCTCGAGGGTCCAATACAACTTGGCCCAGGTGAACAAATAGTGAACCCAGATATTTTTTTGGAAGGGCACTTTAATGTGGTTAAAAATTATGGAACAGACTCTCAAATGTCTGTGCCATTTATAGCCAGGCTAACTAAAGTATATAATTTGATCAAAGCTGGCCAGGTTAGCGTTATTTACCTGGAATAATCGAGACGAAAGGCCATTTATTTTGAAAGTCAGTGAGGTTGGTATAAAATGTGTTCGCAGCCTTTGTTAGCGGCCCTGTTTGGTTACCATCGCTAAATATAGCTGTAAAATGAGTTGGTATAAAAAACTTTTAAATCGCTATTGACTTTACTAAAATTTTTAGCATAACTTTGTATTGTAAATCAAAAGCAATGGAAAAGTTCGTAATTATCAAGGAGAAAGACGAAGATATTATCTGCCACGCGGGTAGTGATCTGAAAATTTTTGTTTACACCGGTCGCCAGCTGGGTGACGGCGACAACTATGAAAACATTGATTACATTAATATATTCCCTAAAGATGTAAGTAAACAAAACATCCACCTTAAGATCGATAAAATAACGCCAGAGGCTATTCTTGAAGACCGTGCAAAGCATCAATTAATCCAGGATGGCTTCAACTTCTATGCAGCTAAAGAGTTTGATGGAGAAGGCGTAATGTTCTATCAAAAACCAGATCCAGAATTTCAGATACCTGTTGCCGAACAGTTAAATCATTATGATTTAAAACACATTCCCCTTATTGAAGAACACGAACTGGGCCCAGATCTAATAGAAGAAGAATGCTCCCCAGAATTATGGGCATATTTAAAAGGCAAAGAAAATAAGGATAGTGAGGACGATTTTGCCTTTTAAATATGGTAGTCAAAGTTTACAGGCGCGGTGAGATTGGCGAAGGCAGGCCGCTTGCAGGCTTTTGGTTACATGCAGCATTTGAAAGCCCGGGCACCGATTACGAGGAAGACAGGATCAGCCTTGATGACTACGTCAGCGACTACCCGCACGCTGTTTACTACGTCAAGGTTATTGGTGATTGCATGGAATACTCAGGGATTGAGAGTCACGACCTCTTAGTTGTAGACCGGCACCTGACACCGGTTAACGGCGACGTTATCGTTGGGGTGCTTAACGGCAACCATATTATCGCATGCTACATTGAGTTCGAGGGCAAATGGTTCCTGATGCCGGATAATCCCAAATACAACCCTCACTTAATTAATGAATTTGATCAATTTACCATAGAGGGAGTTATCCCGCATAGCATATTAAATCAAAGGAGGCAAAACAGTGTACGCGTTAATCGACTGCAACAACTTTTACGTATCCTGCGAGCGGGTATTCCAGCCAGAGCTGAGGGGTAAAGCTGGCGTAGTACTTTCCAATAATGATGGATGCGCGATCGCGCGAAGCCAGGAGGCTAAGGATATGGGTATCAAAATGGGTACCCCTTTTTTTGAGCTGCAAAAACTGGTAGATGATGGTAAACTATGGTGGCGCTCTTCCAACTACAGCCTTTACCAGGATATGATGCGCCGGATCACTCACATAGTTGGCGAGATGTGGCCTGAAATTGAAATTTACAGTATTGACGAAAGCTTTTGCGATCTTACCATGTTTAAGACTCAGGATCTGGGAGCAATGGCCATTGAACTACGTCGAAGAATATTACAATACACCGGTGTGCCGGTATGTGTCGGCATCGGCCCCAGTCGTACATTGGCCAAGGTAGCCAACCGGGTAGCCAAAAAGCACTTTAAAGACATAGGAGTGTATCATATAAAGGATGATACAACCAGGTGCTTTGCATTGCAAAATTTATCAATTGAAGATGTGTGGGGCGTTGGACCGAAAACGGCTGACAAGCTGATCCGGATCGGAGTGAACACTGCCTGGGACTTTGCCGAAATAAAAAGTTACGAGTATGTCCAGGATCGCTTTACCATTACAGGCCTTCGCACATGGTATGAGCTAAACGGGAAATCAGTACTTAGTATGGAATATCTTCCTCCGGAAAAAAAAGGTATCTGCACGGGCCGAAGCTTTGGACAGAAGACTGACGATTACCGGGTGATCGAGGACGCTCTTGCTGCGTTCGTACAAAATTCAGCCCCGAAACTTCGCACGCAGAAAACATTGTGCGGTCAGCTGCAGGTATTTCTAATGACGAGCCAGTTTGAAGTTGTGCATAAATTAAAAAGCGCTGCTTACAGCATGGATCTTGCTATACCTACAAATATAACTCAGGAGCTACTGCGTTATGCTATTGAATGCCTCAACAGGATCTATCGGCCGGGTTACCCATATCAAAAGGTAGGCGTGTTCATGACCAAATTTACTCCTGAATCCGCCAGGCAAACTTATTTAATGGAAGACATGGCTAAGCGGGATAAACTTTTAAAAATATCCAAGCTGGCCGATAAGGTAAACAATCAAATGGGACATAATTTGCTGCGTTTTGCTGCGATGGGTTACGAGCAAGCCTGGAAGATGAGACAAGGGTATTTAAGCAAAAGGTATACTACAAGGGTTGAAGAATTGTTGATAGTTAATTTGGAGTTTCGAAAGTAAATGCAATTTAATTACCTTGTCTAATAATTTTCATTTAAATATGACTCAACCGAAACCTAATTCAACCAGGCCTACATATTCTAAACAAGACCTGACAATCATTCAATATTTTCTTGCTTTTCAACTTTTAAACATGATTTTATGGAGCTTTATTGCCGAAAAATATTATGGGTTAGCATGGTCATCGGTTGTGTTATCAATCGCATTATTATTATTTTTCGTTGGTAAAAACACAAGATTCAGGTCGTTACTCCGAGCTATTTCAATTCTAATATTCTTTCATATGTTGGTTTTTCCTTGGATTTATTTAACAATAATAACAGTTAATCCAAATGCAATTGTAATTGATAATGATATATTTAGCAGCGTAAACTCTCAACTTAAAGCAGATATCAAAGAAAATTACCGGCCTGAAGAAATCGAGCGAAGTTTAGATATGTTAAACAGAATGGATAGCAGTAAGGAGATTAAAAATTTTAAGCTTGATTGGCTAATTTCAGGAAACTTATACTTTATAGATGGGTATGCACTAAAAATCACAAACTCAGAAATCCCTGAAAGAAATTGGAGTAACCTGACAATATATGACAAGTCTGGGCGCTTGATAGAGGACTTCGGCTTTAAGAACTATGATTTTTTATCTGGCGATATCGATGACGGAACATTACACGACTTATTAAGTAAAATGATCAATGATACCAAATCGAAGCAAAAGAGTTATTTGTCAGAAACTTTAAAGATAAAGAACAAAGAGATTTGGACATACGACCGGATACTACCTTACTCAATAAATATTTTCAATTCAAAAACGATAAAGCCAATTTCCGGCTTCGCCAATATATTGGTGTTCTTACATCAGATATTTGTAGTGGTATTAACTCTTGGGACTATCGCCGCATTAACTCGAGACATCTTGATGAAAAAGTGATACCTATTAATCACAGGCAATATTAATTACTGTTTTCTGGCAATATAAGATCCGAATTATTGTTCCTCACGTTGTTCACGTCCTTGCTAACCCTATGTAAATCCATTTCAACTTCAGGAAACGGATCGCACAGCGACATAATATCGCTTATTGGTACTCCTCCCTTTAGCCAAATAGATTCCTCCTCTTTAGATAATATTACTGGCATCCGGTCATGAAACTGTCCGACCGTGCCATTGGGGGCCGTGGTCATTATCGTAAATGACTTGTACCATTCTTGTGACGCAGGATCTTTCCACCATGAGTAAAGGCCGGCAAAAGAAAATGTCGGCCTTTCCGGCAAAAAGAATCGGTATGGTAGCTTTTCTTTGCCTACAGTTTCCCATTCGTAAAACGAGTTGACAAGTACCAGGCATCGCTTATTCTTTTCGATCAACGGCTTAAATGACGGCTTCTCCAATGCAGACTCGCTTCGAGCGTTCAATAATGAATAACCTACTTTTTTATCCTTTGCCCAATGTGGCACCAGGCCGAAGTGATATTGTTGAATAATGTCGGGATGATCAGCTGTTATAACACAGGCTTTGTTAGTTGGAGCAATATTCCAGTTACGAACATATTCCTCTTGCATTTTGGCGGCATAGGCCTGTTCAATTTCTTTTTCTGAGGCCTCTAGGACGTAGCGTGCGCACATATTAATCGTAATGGCTTTCTATTTTGTTAACGATCTGGTCAAAAATATCTGAAGGCAACGTTTCACCTTCGCTTTGTTCCCAGTCTTCCCAGTGCTGGATTACCGCGGCAAACTTTCCATTAAGTTCGATCCCAAAATGACCTTCATTGTCGGTTACCCGGATGTGATACTGTTTGCCTTCTGAAGTAATCTCAAAAGCAAAAGAATCTATCGGCTCATGTTTATGGATATAGTCCACGATCTGCTCCTGCTCAGCCACTGAAAACTCCCCGCCGCAAAATTCCCAGTCAAACTGCTCATCAATTTTAAAAGCTACCTGGCAGACTTCACCAGGTTGATCAATGGTCGTTTTGGAGATATCATACACATGAGTAAAATATCTGCCTTCTGGGCCATCTTCAAATTGAGGTTCTATAGTTAATGTTAAAGTGCTGCCGTCATCCCGTAGCAGGTCGACCGTTCCTATGTTTATCATAGTATGTTTTAATTTCAAGACAAGCAAGTTATAATAATGTTCTTAAAATTCAAATATTACTAATTGTCCTATCAATCCTTTGATTAAAAAGATTGGTCATTTTCTAAACCCGGTTAGTAAGTGTGCAAACTTTATCAACCCGGCCCTTACGGGTAAATTCGTGGCATATCGCAAGGTGTAGACGCGTAATTAACGGATTCAACTTAGCAAAAACACACAACCCACAAATTTATTATGTCACTTAAAATCAAAATCGCAGCACGACTGAAGGTTAAAGCCGCAGGAGTGAACTTATCACAAAAACGTATTGACGCAATTGTTACCCGGGCAGAAAAGGGGCTCACTGATGAATCAGATGATGCCGCGATTGACGCCAACCTGGACACTATCAACGACCTTACTCCATTTAAGGAAATAGCAGCTTATGATGATCACCAGAGGGCAAAAGAAGCAAAAGACAAAGCTGATAGGGAAAAAGCTGACAAAGAAGCGGCTGAAAAAGCAGCTAAAGGTGAGCCGGCAGAATTGCCTGCTGACACCCCGGAATGGATGAAAACATTCATGAAGCAGCAAGCCGAACAAAATAAGCTTTTGCGAGATGAAATCACGTCAATTAAAGGTGAGAAAGTGGCAAATACCCGCAGGGATCAGTTCATTAAATCAATGGAAGGTACTTCCAAAGAATACCAGGCAAAAGAGTTGAAGAAATTCGACAGGATCACATTTAAGGACGACGAGGACTTTAACACTTTTCTTGAAGATACCAAAGATGATCATGCCAGCGCGATTCAGGAAGATGCAAACGGTGGTTTAGGTGGTGACAGACCAGCGGGCAGCGGTGGGGATAGTATATCAAAAAACAAAGACAAGGCATCACAAGCAGAATTGGATGCCGCATTTCCAAACTTTAAACTTTAAATAAATGGCAGTAGTTGTTGATTTAGTGGATAAAGGAGTTCAGGTTAATAGCTCGCTTGATAGCATTGTTATTATCAAAAACGACTTTTCAATCCCGGGCGGCAAGTCACTTGATGTGACTGGTTACGCATTTGACGTGTTGCAGGCAGGGCACGTCATTATAAAAGAAACTGCTACAGGTAATTATAAGCCAATGCCTGCAACAGAATTGGCTCCTGCTGGTGTTGCTACTTTAGGTAGTGTAACTGCCGGCGCTGGTTATACTAACGGTACTTATGAAAATGTACCCCTGTCAGGAGGCACAGGCAAAGGTGCTCTTGCTACTGTTGTAGTAGCTTCAACAGTTGTTTCTACTGTGACTATAACCAAAGCAGGGCAGGATTATACTGCAGGCGATGTGTTAAGCATCCCAGGCGCATATGCGGGTGGTACCGGCTCAGGCGCTTCAGTACCTGTAGCTACAGTTGCAGATATAGCGGCGGCTTACGGTTCATTGCCATCAGGGCACACTTATGCAGGCATTCTGGTAGCTACAATTTTAACCAAACGGCCTTTCGCAGGTGTAATGCTTGAGGGTTGGGTGAATGAAAATGCTTCTCCATTCCCTATATCTGGTATTAAATCGGCGTTCCTGACCGCGACTAACAACCTTATTAAATTCAGAGGAGACTTATCATAATGGAACAATCAAAATTTATTAAGTACATCCAAAAGTACTTTACCGGTTTTGTGGCATTGGTCACAAAAACCATTAACGGCAAGGATGCGCCATTAACTTACTTGTACAAGACCATGCTTACACCAAAGCAGTCTGTTGACGGTAAATGGACATCAATAACTGCCGATAACCAAAACGTTGCTGCAGATGTTGTGGCAATGGATAGCCCGCTGCCTCTGAAAACACGGCCGGCAATAGCCACTGCTTCAGGAGATATCCCTAAACTGGGTATGGAAATGAAGATGAACGAAAATCAGCTAGATCAGTTAGATACGCTGATTGCCAAAAACGCTGATATTTCAGACATTGTCAGTGAGCTATTTGACGATACTAAACGCGGTCTTATTGGTGTAGAAGAGCAAACAGAATATCTTTTTCTTAAAGGCCTATCATCCGGTATTGCTTTAACTGATACAGATAACGTTGGTACAGGCGTGAGAGTGAATTATGGGTACCTGGATGCCAATAAGGGCGGAGCTGCTGTATTGTGGTCTGATGTGACTAATTCAACTCCGATTACAGATATCAATAACATGATTTCTAAAGCTTCTGACGCAGGCAAAACAGTAGGTTATCTGATGATGGATAAGGTAACATTTAACCTTGCACGTAAATCAAAAGAAACAGCTGGCCTTTATGCTATTAGTATTGGCAACTTTGGTACTACCCAACCTACGCCGACCTATAAGCAATTTTTGGAATACTGGCAGGATGAAACCGGGTTGCAGTTCACCATTGTCGATCGTTCCGTAAAATTCGAAAAAGACGGCGTTAAGAAAACTGTTAAGGCCTGGGATGAAGGTAAAGTAATCCTGTTGACCGATAACAATGTTGGTAATCTGGTTTGGAAAAAGGTTGTTGAAGATAGCCACAGATCTCAGGCAATCACCTATGCTAATGGCGAATTAGGCACCCTTGTGTCAAAGTACGTTACCCACAAGCCATTCGGTGAGTGGACAGATGTACAGGCCCGCCGAGTGCCGGTTATAAATGGCGTTGACCAGGTATTCCAGTTAGACACTAAAGTAGTTCAGGCCTAATGGAAAACTTCAATAAGAACTCACTGAAAGCGGCCGTAAAGGTTTACGGTCCGCTTCACTCAGCCGGCAAGGCCGAAACTGAAGTGAAAGAAGCATTGGCCTCAGATGAAAAGGGGTATACACCTGAGCAGATCGATGAGATCTACAAAGCTATTGCCATGCCGGAGGAAAACGATGAACCAAAGGGCGAGCTATTGACAGCAGAAACTCCTGAATGGGTTGAGCAGTTATTGGCATCTAACCAAGCGCTGCTTGAATCGAATCAAAGCGTTGTCAACGCTGTTGCGGAATTTAAAGAAGCAGCAGTTGACTTCCTAAAGTCGGGTGGCTATGGCCATGATAAGCAACAAGCTAAAAAAAGCGAACCTTTCGACAAAGAAGCCGATTACGAAGTAGCTGAAGGTAAATCTTTCCGCGATTATAAAGACTTTACAAAGGAGTACACTTCAGGCCAAGATGTAAGCCATTTACCTGTAGAAGTATTGGAACGCTTACATGCTAACGGCTTGATCACAGAAGCATAACTATGACCATAAAAGAAGCCCTAACCAGTACGATAAACTTCCCCTTGCCGGATGCTGCGATCGAGAAAGCGTTAATTGATGGAGATTTGGATGGATCAGCCATTTACGCTAAGTGTGATGCAAGGGCTGTAGGCTTATGTATGGCAGGGCTTCTTTTTACGCTGATCACCAGTGCCAATGTAACTGAGGATGATGTCAATATCAATCTGCCATCCCGGGATGTATTGATGAAGTTATACTCTGCAATTTGTAAACAATGGGGTATCCCCGATACACTTGCGCCGGCAAAGCCGACTGTTAAAAAGATAGCGTTTTGGTAACAAGGCCACATATTATGAATTGGGTAACAGCTGGTACTCCTGCAGGTGAAGATCCTACTACAGGGTATCCTTTGCCTCCAATACCTGGTGAGCCAAAATCAGTATCATGCCGGTTTCATTTGGGTGGTACACGGATCTTTAAAAATCAGGATAGCGTCGAAGTTAATCAGATAGGCAGGATCAGGCTTGATGCAGGAATTGAGTTGCCAGATGTTGGCCAAATGATAGAGGTAGTAGGGCAGTTTACCGGCAAAGTGCAAGACGTTTACAGGGGCCAATTAAGTAGTAGGATCGATGTTTAGCATTACCGCGAATTTTAACCCAGGCGATGTTTCAAGCTACATTCAGCAGGAAACTGATAAATGGTTTAGCTCATTGATTGAACCGTTCAGGGTCACTGGCCGGGATCTGGTTGACAGGGCTCGCGCGCAGACTAAAGCAATCGGCGGATGGGGTAACATCACATGGAACTTGCGGTCATCTATTGGGTACCTGATCATGTATAACGGCGAAGTAGTTGAAACTTATTTCCCGGTTCTTGAAACCGGTGCGGAAGGCTCTGAAACCGGCGAGAACTATGCAAGGGAAATAGCGCTACTGGTTAACGAAGGCGAAGGTGTTCAACTAGTGATAGTTGCAGGTATGGAGTATGCCCTTTTGGTGGAGCGTCAAGGAATGCCAGGCAGTTACGGCCAGAAGGATGTTATTACGCATGTGGTTGGTGACAATATTGGGGACGCACTAAATAAACTCCTAAAATGAAAACCGCTTTTGATATGGGTACCGATGTTAGGTCTTTGATTAACGTTCCTGCAATTATATCGCTGCTGGAAGGAGGTAAGATCTATCCGGATGTTAGGCCAGCCGGCAGGTCAGAGAAAATTGATATCGTGGTTAATACTTTGGGTATTAATAACAACCAATTTCAGAAAGGCACGCCCAACATTAATGTGTATGTGCCATCGATTAAGACAACACAGGAAGATGGTACTGTACAGTACTTGCCTAATCAAAGCAAGTTATCGGCCATAGCTAAAGCGATCCTTCCATTAGTTGATGCCCAATGGAAAACAAGTTTCAGAACAGAGGTTACCGATCCGGGCACGCTGCTAAGAGACGCTGATGGCAATTGGTTTATAAGCATGCAGTTGGGATACGAATCCTACAACAAACAATTTAATAACTATTAAAAACCGCCCACGGGCATAAAACAAAAATAGCAATATGGAAACATTCGTAATGAAAGGCGTTGACAAGGCCGAGTGGGGAACCGGTGATCGCTACGGTAACGTAACTGATTGGACCCAGGTAGAAAACCTGCAGCCTGATTCAATCACGCGCACTAAAAACAATGGTACCTTAGCCGGTTTCACTCCGGAGGATAAGGATGCGCCATTATTCACAATTTACACCCCTGCCGAAACACCTGGCACTATCGCCATTGGCTTAGCCGAGCAGAGCCCTGTGAACATGCAGAAGCTGTTCAATACGGTTTGGGATGCTGCTACCAGCACCATTGTAGTATTGGCAAAAGAAAAGGTTGCTAACCTTGCAATCCGATTAACCAGTCGCCCGGTAAACGGCCGCAGGTCAATCATTACCTACTATTACATTGATGCTTTAACCGGTTATTCAAACAACATCGCTAAAGGTGTGAATGAGGCGCTGGCCATTACTGGTACTATTAAACCATACCTATACTTAGGGCAGGAAGCTATTTATACACAACAGTGGGTTAATGAAGACGGTTCATTGATCAATAGCACTCCTGCTACAGTATCTGCCGGCGCAAACAGTACAACCAGCACCTCTACTAAAGCTTTAACTGGTACCGCAACAGCGGCTGGCGGTAAAACCATCATCCAGCAGTACTGGACACAGGTTTCAGGTCCAAATACCGCAACAATGACTGCGCCAACCGCATTATCTAATACTGTAGGTGGCTTGGTAACCGGCGTGTATGTGTTTAAGCTGACTGTTGTTGACAGCGCGGGCGTGGAAACATCTGCTACCACTCAGGTAACTGCAACTGTATCATAATTAAACACAGATTAATAGATATAAAAGGCCTCGCTTGTCATTAGGCGAGGCCTTTTTGATAACCACATATTTCTATGACCGAAATAGAAGAAAATAATATCATTTCCGGCGCTGTCGATACTTTGACAGGCAAGTTGCTCTACAAGTTCACAGTGAAGGTGAGGCATATTGAGGCTATGAAAATCAAGCCCCCAACTTTGTGGGATAGGATTAGAGGTATCAATGGAGAAGTGGAGGCACTCCCCGAATTAGAGCGCTCATTTGAGATATGGCCATGTGTCGCAGTTAACCAATACAGGATCGCTGGTGTGGCAGTTACGCTTCCATCTGAGTTATTTGAAAACTCTACTGATATGCTGGCATTTGTGCCTGAGCACCTCCCTAAAATGATTTACATCATAGCGGCGGCAGTTCAAAACGATTACAGGGAGCCGGATCCTGAGCTGATTCAGTTCTTCGAGCGTAACCTGGATAACATCGATATCGTGCAGATCCTGAGCGCATCATTACAAGCTGCTAACATGCAGTCTTTTTTGACTTCTATTGTCTTAATGAACGGGGTAGCAAAGATCCTAAAACCAAAGACAAGTCCAGCGGACGGGAGCGAGTAGATAGCCTCCCACACAGTACAATAGGGAGTGCTATGAAATATTTCAGATGGCCTCCCGACTTCATCAATACAATGACTTGGGCAAACTTCACCTTATATGTGGCTTCCATACCAAAATTTGATGATGAGGTGAAAGATGAGAAGCCGAAACTGAAGGAAATGAACATAGAACAATGGTGTTAATATGGATAAGTTAGGACAATACATACTTAAAAAAGCCAAAATAGCTGGTATTTGTGATGAGTGGGCAGGTTTAGTTGGCAGCACAGATAGTGTTGATGAACTGCTTCAACTTTATAAGAAAGGGATTGATTTCTGCTTAGAGAAAAATTTCCCATCAAATAAAGATCTGTTGAGGCTTGGCGGCAACCGGCTAACGCTCCACGGAATTTATATAGACAAAGATGTAACCGCATGCAAAGGCGACTTCATCGTACTGCTTGGTGGCAGCTCGGCCAAGGTAGAGATTGACGGATACGAGGCCAGTCAATTATTTGTTAAACATTCCTCAAAAGCTAAAATCAGCGTGTATGATAATGCCTTCGTGGTGATTGATTGCTTTGATAATGCTGTTTTGGATATCACAGCATCAGGAAATAGCAAAGTTATGGTCAACGTGTACCAGTATGCCCAGGTAACCCACAATGCCAAGGACAATTCCATCATCAAGGTCGTTCATAAAAACAAAAAATCTTACTAATGAGCAACACAGGACAGGCTGGGCCATTAAATTTTACTGCTAAGCTCGATATTAATCAGGCAAAGAAAAATGCAGAGGAACTGAAAAAGACTTTGTCGGATCTTGCTGTTACTACTCTTGGCATTACTAAATTATCTGACTCTCAAAAATCAGCAGTTGATGCTCTGACGGATGCTGTAAAGGCTAATACTGATGCGAGGAAAAAACAGGTATCTGTTGACAACAACGCGGGAAAGGCACTAACAGAATATCAAAAAAAACAACTTGAGTTAAGGAAAATCTTAATTGATGCTCAGGCGACATCGGAAGATCTTCGACGCAAAAATTTAGAACTCGATGCCAGTTACAAAGCTGGTAAAATAACAGCTCAGGAGTTGGCTGCAGCGGAAAAGCAAGCCCGTAAAGATAGACTTGCCCTTGCTGAAGCAACAAAGGCAGCGAGGCAGGCTCAAGTAGCCGCTATAGGTAGCTATGATGAGGCAAACGCCAGGCTAAAGGAGTTGGGTAGATCGATCAAATCGGCAGCGGGTGGATTTGATTCAACTAATCCTATCATCAGGGCACAAATAGCTGAATACAACAAGCTTAATCAATCTCTTAAAGACTTTGATGACCTGATGGGAAATCATCAACGCCATGTCGGGGATTATAAACGTGCATTAAGCGGTGTTGGGGATGACCTAAAGGCATTGGCGTTGAATTATTTATCTCTATATGGCGCTTTAGCTGCTGTTACTTATGAGATAAAACTTAACGCGGAGATCTCCGATAGTTTATCTGATGTAAGGAGGACGGCAGGCCTAACAGCTGACGAAGTTAATGATCTTGCGGAAGCTTTAAAGAAGATTGATACCAGAACTTCATTGAAGGGATTACTTGAAATAGCAACCATTGGTGGCCAATTGGGTATTTCGAAAGATCAGTTAGGCGGTTTTACTAAGGCTGTAGATGAACTAGCTGTATCATTGAGTGGGGAGCTTCAGGGCGGCGCAGAGGGCATTGCTAAATCACTTGGAGTATTGGACAATGTTTTTGGTGTAACTAAAAGTAATGCCGGGGACGTTGAAAAATCATACAACCAAATAGGGTCTGCTATTTTGGGATTGGGACAATCGGGTTTAGCCACCGGTGATTTCTTAACTGATTTTGGTGAACGCGTTGGCGGTTTGGCTAAACAGGCTAAATTATCTCTACCTATTATTTTGTCATACGGTGCAGTTTTACAAGAAAATGGTGTTAGCGCTGAGGTGGCCGGATCATCGTTTAAAAGACTCTTATCATCGTTGACCACTAACAGAACAAAATTTTTCGCCATAGCTCAGCTGGCAGATGCTAATCTTACGCTTAATGAATTTACTAGAATCATTAATACCGATACAAAGCGAGCATTGGATTTGTTCTTTGCTGGGCTTGAAAAGGGAGGAACAACAACAACCTCTTTTAATGATATACTTAAATCTTTAAAACTGACCGGGCCTGGTGTTTCTCAAACAATTGCTGCCCTGGCTGGACATCAGCTGGATTTAAATGAGCATATTCAGGAAGCCATAAAATATTACAACGATGGCGCTTTATCGGCTGAGCAATTTGAAATCAAAAACGATAACCTTGCCGGCTCGGTATCGAAATTGAGCAATGAGTTTGATAATGCTTTGCAAGGTGATGGAGTTGGGAAATTCTTTAAAAACATTGTTGATGGCGCGAGGTATGCACTGATAGAAATTGACAAGTTATTTAAAAGCAGATCTCTGGCTGAGCTATCGGCAAGAGTATTCACTTTCGATGCATCTTTCTACGACAAAAAAAATTATATATCTGATAATTTCAATGCGAGTAAAACTGTAGGTGACGATTTCGGCAAAAACAGTAATCCTACTGGCGCAAGCCGGCCTATTGTAGTTTCGGCATTGGCCGACAAGCCTGTAAAAGAATTGAGCGATATGGTATCCCAATATAAAAAAGCTGCTCAACAAGCTGCAACAGCTTTGATATCATATCAAAAAGGGATTGATTCGGGTGATTTGAAAGATGGCGGCGATATCTCTTTGGATGCTGCTAAAAAGAACTACACCAACCTTAAAAATGTATTAGGTATAGTGAGAGATGCCTACGATCAGGCTAAAAGCAAATCTAAAGAAGCTGCTAAGGGACAGATTCAAGATGCAAAAGAGATAGCTGATAGCGAACTCAAAACAGCGGATGCTATCCGGGCAAGGATAAAAGAATTGCAGAATGATGCATTAGCTAATCCAGCGAACAAGGCAGCCGATGTAAAGCGCATTCAGGACTTGAAAGAAACTTTGCGATCTGTTGCCGGTAATCCTGAATCTGAAAGTAAGGTTAAGTCAGAACTAAAGGCGCGGAATGACTTACAGAGCCGTATCGACGAGCTCACTAAAAAAGGCATCGATAAGCAGTTGTCATCAGACGAGCAGGAGGTTGAATCGGTAAAGGATAAGTATAAAAAGATGCTTGACGCAGTTAAGGCTTTCAACAATGATCCCGAAAATAAAAAGAAGGGATTAAAGGTTGATGGTAGTGGCCTTGCGTATGCACAGGATAGGGCTGTTACTGCTGTAGAGGACAAGCAGGCTGCAGATAAATTGAAGGTGACCTTTGACCAGCAGAAAAAGCTTTACGATGACTACGAGGCTTATAAATTGAAGGTTGGCAAAGAGAATGCTGATAAGTATTATGCAGATCAGATCGATACTGACAAGACTTACATTGAATACCTTAAAGCCAAAAGGCAGGAGCTTGCTAATGCTGACTCTAAATCAAAAGGAGGCTCTGATGTTGACAATGCCGCTGTTCAGGAGCAACTTAAAGTTGTAGATAAGGAAATCGCTGAGGAGATCATAGCCAATAAAAAGAAGGATTCTGAAATCTACGCTAATTCTTATCAAGCCGCTTTAACCAATGCTCAGGCTTTGCTTGAGATAGAAACTGATTATCAAATAAAGGTTAAGGCCTTGGGCGAAAATGCTTCTCAGGAGCAGATTGATAACTTAAAAAGGCAACGTGATCAGCGTATCAAAAACGAAAATGAATCCAATGCCGATCAGTTATCTGGTTATGCTGATCTGTTGGAACAGATTGACGGGTTGACGAGGGAGCAAGCGATATCAGAACTTGAGCAGGCTAAAGATAAATATACTAAGCAGTATAAGGATGGCGCCATAAAGGCTAAGTTTTACTTCGACAGAATCAGAGAAATAAATTCAAGGGTAGATCAGTATACTAGAGATGGCATTTTTAGCGGCTTATCAAATGCGATAAAAAATTATAAAGAAGCTAAGAAAGCTTTTGATAATGCATCCGGTGACACAGGCAAGAAGATTGCCGTAGAAGATGCCCGCGCAGATTTATTCAATAAAATAGCAGAAGGCGCTGAAGTTGCTGCACAAGCAGTTCAGGGGGTAGGCGAAGTTTTCGACAGTCTTGGTGTAGGTGGTGATAAACTGCAAACTACACTTAAAAGCGTTTCAGGTATGGTTTCCGGCGCTGGCCAGTTTGCAAAGGGGTATGCAACCGGTAACCCGATAGATATGATATCTGGATCGGTTAAGTTCCTTACCTCTGCAATTAGCCTTTTTAGCCATAAAGATGCCGACCTCCAAAAGAAGATTGACGGATACAAAAAGGAACTTGACCAATTGGGTGCGGCTTATAAGCAATTAGATCAGCAGGTTAAGAACGCCGTAGGGGAAGACATTTATACTGATCAGGCTGCCCAGATAAAAAACCTTCAACAGCAGCAAATCAAGTTGACTCAGATGAGGGATGCTGAAGCTCAAAAGAAAAAGGCGGATCAGGGCAAAATAGATGATTACAACAATCAGATATCGGATATTCCGAACAAGATTGATGATATCAATAAAGCGATTAGTCAGAACCTTATTCAAACCACTTTCAAGGACCTCTCTAAAAGTTTATCAGATGCGTTTTCAGAAGCATTTGCATCGGGAGAAGATTCTGCCGGAAGGTTTGAGGATGTATTCAACCAGGTAATTGCTAACGCGGTTAAAAATAGCTTGCAATTAAAATTGCTTGATCCAATCATCAGCGATTTTACTGATGACCTTACTCAGTATGCAAAAGATCACGATAACAGTGTCATTGGCTTCGACTTCGACACCTGGAAGAAAGCGATTAAAGAAAAAGGCGATCTGTATACCCAAGGGTTAGAAGCAATCAAAGATTATCTTCCGGATCCTAATGATAGTAGCAGTTCATCTGCAAAGGGACAAATAGAAGCATCTATAACAGAAGATACAGCAACCCGGCTATATGGTGTATTTGCCGGAACTCAAACCGGAGTATTACAAGTTAGGGATGAAATGAAGTCCCTTAGTGCAAGTTTGGCGCAATCGTTTCTTTTAGCAAGGGATCACTTGAATGTAACAGTCCAGATTGAAGCTAACACCCGCCGCGGAGCTGACAATACTGATGGCCTGATACCAGCCCTGAAGGAAATTATTAATAACACCAAATCTACCAACTCATTAAGAGGATCTGGACTGCAATAGCACTTACCAACCCGTTGCAGTAAATAACGGGTTGGTATTATACCTAACTCCTCAAAGTAACTTTGAAAAGTAACGCCAAAGCCGGGAATGATTAGCAAAATAAATGGATACGACTTATATCTGGCATTTGGCATAGTGCTCAATAATGACCGGTCTACTGCCAACAGCTTTGAGGTACCTAATGATGTGAATCCTGTCTTTTCGCACGCTTGGGAAGATGGCGTAATTGAGTATGACCTCGACGCAACTCCAACGCTTGCCGCGAGAGTGTTCACCATTAGTGGATATATCGTCGTTGATAATGTGGATGACTACATGGCTACCAGAATGGCTTTGACCACTGTCATTTACCAAAACTATGTCACAGTAGAAGATGATGGTAAGCTGGGAATAAAGGTTAATGCAAGGCTTAAACCAGGCACCATCAAGTGGAACAGGAAATCAACACTTGATGGTATCAGACCTATTGTAGTAGAACTATCATTCCAATTAGATGAGGTACTTCAAAATGTGCCATATAAAGATGATGGACTGCCTGTAATAACTTATATGGTAGATAGTCAAGCCAGGTATTACAACACACAGGATAATAAATTTATGATTTTATAACAAAATGGCCAAAGTAGTTAAGACAAATGAATTACCGGTTATAACCGATCTTACAAATGCTAAAGTTATCGGGCTGTCAGCTACAGGAACTGATGCCCAATTCCCGTTGGCGCAAATAGTTCGTAATAATATAGGCTCTGTTAAAACAACTGATGCTGCACCTGTTGGGCCACTTTTAGGTCAGAGTGTTAAGCTTATTGGGAGTGGGGTACCTGGGTCCAATGCATCTGGCACATACACGAATCTGCTCAAAGCTGCAAGTACACCTATTGTTATACCATCGCCTGCCGCTGGCAACGGCATTTTTGAAGCGTTTGCTAAATGGAATGGGTCGTATTGGATTCCCGAATGGCAAGAATTGCCATTGCCTATTCAGGATATATCAGGACTTACTCCAAAAACTGATTTTAATGCTCTTTCGGCAAAACTACCGTTTGTGCCAAGCAAAAATTTATTTGATCAAACGCAGGTTATTGTAGGCAGCTTCGTGGCCGGGTCCAGTGGTAATATATCTACAGGGCTTGGAACTGGATATGCCATTTTCCCATTGACAGTTGCACCAGGACAAACATACACTATGTCAGGAACAATGGCCGGAACGGTAAACGGTGCCGTAAGGTATGAAGATGTTTCTGGTAATAAGCTAAGTTGGACGCAATACGGCGCTTCTTTACCATTTACATTTACCACTCCTGCAAATTGCGTGAAGGTTTATCTGGATGTTAAAAATAATGCAACTGTTGATTACAATACTATTCAGATTGAGCTTGGATCTTCAGCAACTGCATATGTGCCCTTTGCTCCGGTGCTGCCTAAATCTTCTTTGGATTTGTCTGGTTTGTTATCTCAATCTTCTGGGGATGCCAGGTACGTTGTGCCTGCTCAAACACGCAACCTGTTTTATGCAGCAAATGTTGTTATAGGAAGCTTCGTTTCGGGCGCCAGCGGTAACATTTCAACTGGATTGGGTTCAAACTACGCTTTGTATCCCATGGTAACTACCCCGTCTACTCAATACACATTATCAGGGAATATCACTTCGCCTACTTCAGGAGCAATAAGGTTTGAAGATGCTGCTGGTACTAAATTAAGCTGGGTTGCATGTGGTGCATTGCCTTTCACCTTTACAACACCTGCTAATTGTGTTAAAATTTATGTCGACGTAAAAAACAATGCTGCATCTGATTTTAGCACAATACAAATTGAAACCGGAGCTTCAGCAACAGCTTATACTGCTCCATTACTAATTAACTCGGCACTTTTAGATTTTACAGGACTGCAAGGTGCTAAATACTCAGGTCTTAAAATAGCTTATCTAACCGATAGTTTTGGCGGCTTTAATATTTATCAGGCCGTAGTAAATGGTATTCTAAAAACTTCGCATATTAATTTCTCGGTTGGCGGCTCATGTATAACCCCCGGATTTGAATCGTTGCCTAATGGCAGTTCAGACCAGCGTTTATCAGGGTTTGCCAGAGCAGATCAGTTAACGGCCGCAACTAAAGATGTTATTGTTTTACAAATGACTGTCAATGATGGTTATTATATGAATCAGTCAAACCCAAACAGTAACCCACTTTTGCCATCTCCACTACTGGGAACCATTAATGATACTCCTTTAGCAAGTATCCCGGCAGGTTATACCACTAACGGGGTCGGCGCAACAATAACTTATGCGAGCGCATTGAAAGGGATTTTCGTGAAAATTATGGCCAATAATCCAAACAATCCACTATTTATGGTGGGGCCAACACCACAGTTTATAAACGGGTTTGCAAGGTCTAAAGAATACAGCATGCAAGAGCCGTTCGCTATACTGGCGCAGCAAATATGTGCGTATTACGGCATCCCTTATGCAGACGCCTTCCATACTTTCGGCATCAATTACGAAAATAAAGCTGTAACAACGAGAGACAATATCCACCCGACTGATGCCTATTTTATACAGTATGGTAAAAAGGTAGCCGGATTTCTTAATGCTCAATAGTTATGTATCTCCCAATTTATTTAAATGGAGTAATTATATCACAACTTCCAGTTTATGACGATTTAGCCATAAACAGGGCGCTTATGGGGGTTGATGAGATCCCTGTACAGATAGAACTGCCAGGTACTCTTTACTGTCCCATAGGATCATATATTATATATAACAATTGGAAGTATACCGTTAACACCATTCCAAGCCCTACTGTTACAGGTGATGCTAATGGATTGAAGTATAAATATAGTATCGTATTCGAATCTCCATTTTATAAGCTGTACGATAAAAAATTCAAACATTTAAACAATAAGACTTTTGAGTTTTATGGTGATTTGGAAAGTCTTTGTTACCTTGTTGTAAGCAATATAAACGAGATAGATTCGGGATGGACAGTAGGTATTTGTGATGATCTTGGTAAAAAAACATTAAGTTTTGACAAACATACCTGCAGGACCGCGCTTGATACCATTGCTGAAGCTTTCGGATGTGAGTGGTATCCGAGCGGCATCGGAAAAACGATCAATTTTGTTAAGCAGGCAGGAAACTTAACAACGCTTGTGTTCCAATATGGCCGCGGTAAAGGTTTATATTCATTGGGATATGAATATCAGAATGATGAAAACATTGTCACCCGCGCCTTTGGCTATGGCAGTAGTAAGAACCTGCCTAAAAATTATAGGGATGGTGCCACACAACTCATGTTTGATGGCTATTATCTTGATAAAAACATATTGAAACCAGATGGTGTAACTCCATTATATGGGATCAAAGAGGGGGATTATGAAGATGAGGATATATTCCCATCGGTGGCAGGCGTTGTTTCTGGGCTTAGTGCTTACGATGCGGATAGTGGTGTATTTACAATAACAGATAGTGCACTTTCATTTAACCTCAATACTTATTTTTCACAGGACACTGCTAAAGTAACATTTACATCAGGCCAATTACAGGGGCAGGATTTTGAAATCCAGTCTTATGATAACACGGCAAAGACAATCAAAGTAAAAAAATCTCAGGACGCTGCCGGTAATACATTGCCGAACGAAACTGTAACAGCGGAAATTGGCGACACCTATACGCTTACTGATATGTACATGCCCGATGAGGTTGTAGCTGCAGCAGAAGATTTGCTCAAAACAAAAACACAAGAATGGCTGAATGAAAACTGTGTGCCAAGAGTTCTGTACACGCTTGAATTAGATCCTTTATATGCCAGAGATAACGGAATTATCTTAAAGCCAGGTGATCAGATTAGGGTAGTAGATAATGCTCTGGGCATTGATACTTTAATACGGACTACAAGTACAAGCTATCCCGTTATTTTCCCTGATATCATTACCCCTAATACAAAGATCAGTGCTACGATCGCAAATTTCATTCCTTACACCACTACTGAACGCGTAATATCAGACACCATCGATAATCAACATGATATTAAGATTGTCAATCGTACCAGTGCTGAAAGGGCCCGGGTGAATGCTTTAAATTTAAAAAAGCTACAAAGCAGGATCTTCAACCCAGATGGATCATTATTTACCGGTACTGATAGTTTGGTTGCAGGCATGGCCAGCTTCGGTTATGATTCTCAAAACTTCAATCTTAACAATGTAACTATATCCCCAAACGATGGAGCTGATCCTAATTCACTCAAGATATCTGCCGGAGATATGGTACATAGAATTTACAAAATTGAAGGGCTGGGGTATACCTGGATTATTTCTAACAATGAGTGGACCGGCCTTGATCCTGCTAAGTTTTATTATGTGTATGCCAAGTGTTCAAGGACCGCGCTCACCGGAACTTGGGAGATTTCTGAAACACCTGTTAACGCAGCTGATATACCAGGTTACTATGCTTTTAACGTTGGCATTTTATACGAGGTAAATACTGATGGATACCGAGATTTTGAGTTCACCAAAGGCATGACCTACATTGTGGGTGATCAGATCACCACCGGTAGGATTAAAGATATCACCGGGCAAAACTTTTTCGACCTGAATTCAGCACAGTTTAATCTTGGGGATGAGGATGCCGGGCTGGATTGGAATATTACCACTCCTGCTACCTTAACTATAAGGGGATTTACGGTAGCCAAAGTAGTACAGGTTGGTTCTGATGGTCAGATCAATGCTCGAATATCTGGGGTGACCGATGCAGGAGCCAATTCGATCAGGTTTGCAGCTGGCCCTGCCGATCAGTTTAAGGTTTTAGATAGTGGAAAGATGTTGGCTACCAATGCGGAAATATCAGGCGACATCACAGCCAGCACTGGTAAGATTGGGGAATTTAATATCTTAAATGGCTTCTTATCATTAAATAAAGAGCATCAAACAGGGGTATTCAACCAGGTTCTATTCGGGGATAACGTCCTTCCTGCTACATCTCCAAACCTGAAGGCGAATGGTGTTTTAAGGAATTTGGTTGAAAATAACGAAGCTGGCACAGGCAAGAACTACGCTCTTATCCTAGAAGCCGATAATGCCTATACAAATATTGCTTTAGAGGTGGTGAATGGTGATGTAAACCTTGGATCTGATGCACTTCAAACAAGAGGCCATACTGCAATTCCATTTTTAAATATTGTTTATAAAGGCGCAAGCGGAGACAATAGATATATGAAGTTTTCAAATGGTGTCTTGTACGAGGAGGGAAGCGGTACGGGAGGCCCTGAATAATTTACTAATACTGCGTGGTAAGACAAGTTAGGGCACTTAATGGGTCTTTAGGCCATAATTTTGATTTATAATAACACGCGCAACAATGAAATTACCTGATAAGTACGCTTGGTTAAACGAAGAAGGTGCTCCTGCAATGCTAGCAGAAGCCTTGAAGCACTATGGCACAATGGAGCATCCCGGTAAAGGTAGCAATCCTGACATTACCCAATGGGCTAAAGAAGTTGGCGTGAGTGGATGGTATACTGATGACGATATTCCATGGTGTGGATTATTTGTAGGCATTTGCGCGCTTAGGGCCAAGTATCCGTTCAGCGCCAACAAATTATTAGCTGCCAAAGAATGGGCCAATTATGGCGTTAAAGCTGACACGCCTAAGCTATGGGATATACTGGTGTTCCAGCGGCCAGGTGGCGGCCATGTGGGCTTTTATATTGGTGAGAACACTAATGCTTATTTAGTGTATGGGGGTAACCAATCCAATGCTGTCGGATTTGCTTGGATTGCAAAAGATAGGTGTATAGCCGCCCGCAGGCCTGCTTATAAATATGGGGTGCCTGGCAATGTTAGGAAAATAATTCTTACAGAAACCGGCGAATTGAGCAAAAATGAAGCATAATAATGGCAGAGCCAACAAGAAGGAATTTAGAGAACGCCAAGAAATTTTCATGGCAGTGGGCAGTTTATGTGCTGTTGGGGGTAATAAGCTTCTTGTATGGCCAAGTACTTCTTAAAGAAAAAAACAATGAAGACGTTTGGAAGGAGAGGGTTGCCAATCTAAGAGTGATTAATTCAAAAAAAGACAGCATCATATTAGATTGGCAATCTAAATATATCAATCTGTCAACAGAATTACTATATAAAAACAACATTATTGACCGGCAAAACAGGGTCATACAAAATACTGACAGCCTTGTGAGAAAGAAGTTTGAAAAACCGGCTAAACAAATTGTAAAAGCAAATGAATAGATTAACAAAAATTGTCATTGGCTTGCTCGTTGTGGGCCTGATTGTATCAATCCTCTATGCAAAACACGAACATTGGAGAGCTGAAAAAGCAGAAGTTCAGGCATCTACAAATCAAAATGTAGTTAGCCAGGCAGCTACTATTATCAACCATTACATAGATACCAGCAAACGCAACCATATTGTAATATCTGCCGGTCAAAATGTATTGCCTCAAAATTGGTATAAAAATGGCACTGCCATATCAGGAGGCCTGGTTGATACAGTAAGCGCGGCTCTTAACATTGCAAAAAAACAATTGCAGGAGGTTACTCAGATTGCGAGTGTCACTCAAGCAAAGCAGTTAAAAGCTGAGCGGACCATCGATAGTTTAAAACGACTTACCTACTATTACAAGGATAAATACTTGCAACTTGCATACCGTCCGGCTATTGCTGGCTCCGACACTTCTGACCACGGGCAATTCGACTACAAATACAATGACGAACTAAATGTAGTGCAGTACTGGAAGCGAGGTTGGATTTTAGGCGCTAAAAGAAGTTATATTGACATCTATTCAAGCGATCCGCGCACCACTATCAATGGTGTTAAAAGATTAGTTGTAAAGCAGAATGAGCCTACATTTGGATTAAGAGTGCAAGCAGTGAGTAATTACAGCCTATCCAGAAAAACTCTAAACATAGGTCCTGGTTTGCAATTTGATTTCAAGCGGTTCAGCGTGATAGGCACATATTATTATGATACTGATGCCAATTCATGGAGGCCGTCAATCGGCGCCAGGTACGATCTTGTCAGGTTTTGA